TGGGTTATGCCAATAGACGCCGTCGTACTCAGTGCCGTTGCCGCCATTCCATTTATGGTCGCCAAATGCGTTAGGATCGAAGCTGGCGATAGCGATCCAGTCGCAGATGCCGTCTGCGAAGCTTTCGCTGTAGAGCCATGTTCCGCCAGTGATGAGAACCGCCTCCGCATCCCTCGGGGCCGTCTCGATCGGCTGCCAGTCCTCAGCCCCCTTCTTCTCCGCCTCTGCCAGCGCTTCGGAGAGGCGGGCGATGGTGTCCTGTGCGGCGAGCATCCGGTCGCGGACGTCATAAACGAACCCCAGATCGACCAAGACCCGATCAGGGCGAGGTCTTGAGTTCTCGATGTACGATTTCGCCTTCTCGATCAGGTCGCGCTCACTCATCGGACGCGCCCTCCCTGGAAGCGGACCGGGCGGCGCGGGCAATGTCTTTCGCCCTCATGACCTTCAGACTGTCATGGCCAGGAGCGAGCCACAGATTTTCGATTTCGTGCAACGCCGACACAAGACGATCGATCTCACCTTCTGCCGTCTCCAGCGCCTTCCGCGCATCGTCGCGCTCGCGAAGAGCGGAGACGAGAGCGGTCTTGTTCGCTTCGAATGACTCCCCGAGAAGTTCAGCCACTCGCGTCACCCGCTCCAAATCCTCCCGCAGGCGCGCGGCTTCCGGGTCGGGATGGGCGTAGAGCGGGCGGGTGAACTCTCCCCATCTATCCGCCCGGCAATCAATCCAGCCGTCCGCATTGGCGTTGTCGTCGCCAGGGATTACCCACGCGACCGGCTCCACTGCCTCCCCGGCCGGGGCTGGATCGGATGCGAGGGCGGCGAGCTTGTTGCACAGCGCTCCCCAACGCTCCATAGCTTCGACTTCGTTGGCCTTTAGGCCGACGCCCGCATGGTGCGCAAGGTAGACGAGGTGCTTTGCGGATGCGTTCCGCCGAAGTTCATCCAGTTCCCAGGCAGAGAAAAGCGCCTCCCGCACGGCATCTGCCGGCTGGAGCGAAGGGGTGGCGAGGGCGGCGGCTTGCTCGACATGCGCCAACACCTCGTCAAGCTGCACATAGCTGAAGGTCTGGCCGCTGATCGGCTCCCGGCGACGAGGCATCTTCAAGATGGTCTGGTAGAGCGCAGCAAGCGCTCCGGCATCCCCGCCCTTTGCGGCCGGTGAGGGGTTGGGGGCAGGAGCGGCGGCGAGGGCCGCACGGGCGAACCGCCGCCAGCGCTCTTGGTTGATGTCGGCTGTGTCGCGGAAAGCTTCCAACGTCCTCGCCTGCCAGATGGATTTCGGCGTTCCCTCGCGCGCTTCCTCCTGCCAAAGAGCGGCGGCGACGGCCTCTTCACTCTCCACGCTCAGGGCAGGCGTGGCGGTGTCGTGAGAATGGGTCATGCGGCTTCTCCGAAGTTCACTTCGCAGCCCTCATCACAGTCGCCACCGAGATCCAGCGCGAGGGGTGAAAACAGATCGGTCTGATATTCGCGTGCATCATCCGACGCAGGCTCAAACTGCGTGGTTGCAGCAAGGTGGCGGAGATCGGCTACGGTGCGCCGCTCGCGGAAAAACCGTTTAGGCTCATTGCGAGGATTGGAGCCGGCCATAGAATATTTGGCCTCCATGCGCTCCGGGAAGTCGAAAGCTTCTGGCGTTTCCTGCATAATTGTCAGGTGCTTGCGGAGTGATTTCTTCCAGCACCACCAGCAGTTTCCCTGATAGCCTTTGAGGTTGAGGCGGAACGGTGATGGATTGAGTTCGAGCCGAGACAACGGAGGCTGCGACGCCCAAAATTCATTCACGTCGATTTTGCGAAGTCGCCAGTCTGCCATTGGGTAGACGAAGCGCTTTGCACGATGGTCCCGGTTCACCCGATCAATCTCATCGGCCCGAATGCCAATCGCTGTATCGTAGCTACCGGCCTCCCAGCCGATTGAGCGTACATAACTGGTAATCGGCCTTTCCTTCAGTTCGCGGGTACAGTGGAAGAAGCCGGGACCAGGGATGCCGAACTTGGCGATCATGTCTTCGAAAACGCCGCCAGCACGATCAGCGGTAGCGAAGCTGACGATCCGATGTTTGGTGCCCTTGCCAGCTTCTGGATCTACAAGGGCCTCAAGCCAAACGACACCCCATCCGAAGGCATCGTCGCATTGCTGGACGAACCGAAGGGTTTCCTCGTTCTCTTGGCCTGTGTTGGCGAAGACCGTCACGATACGGTCGTAGCGTTCCGCCCAGCGCTCATGGATGAGCTTGGTCATCATGGCCGAAGTCTCGCCGCCCGAAAACGAAATGAGAAGACGACGCTCCTTCATTCCCCTCCCTCCTGGCCAGAAGCGGAGGAAGGAGAACGGCCTTCTGCTTTGGGGAGGGCGGCTCGGTTCTCTACGATTTGCGCTTCGATCTCGGCGCGCGGGCGCTGTTCGTGCAGCATAGCGACCAGAAGCGATTGCGTTTCCCTCAGCGCCTCCATCATTTCGGGCGCTGCGGCGATCAGGTGCGCGCACTCTTCGTCCCCAGGGCCGGCTACGATTCCCTCGCACCCGACGATTTCGGTCCCATCACCTGCAACGATGTCGAAAAACATCTCAGCCGTATCAGTGCTTGGACTTCTTCGGACCGACCAAGGGCCACGGACCTTCGTGATCTCCCCCATGGTCATGCCTCCTTCGAGGAGGGAGAGCGGGCGGTGAGGGCGCGAGCCTCGTAATCGCGCCAAAGATCTTCCTCCGCTAGCGCCGCAAACGCTGCCTCATCAGCTTCTGCGCCGTCGCATCCGTGATCTTCCCATGCGCTTCCGTAGTCGTTCGCAGGGTCGTTGATATCGCGGTCATCTGAGGCGTAGTCGGCCTCTAGGGCTGCAAGTGCATCCGCTCGCGTGAACTGTTCTGCATCCTCTCGGGTGTCGCAGCTCACGGCAGGCCCGCCATTGTTTCGGGTATCGGTCATCGGGTGATCTCCCGGCCCGTCGCGCGGTCGATGCCGGCCTCTTCGGCGCTTAGCGCCTCTTCAGCTTTCCGCTCGTTCTCGAGCTTGCGCATTTCCTGGCTGACGAGCTTCGCCAGCATCGTCCCGAAGTCGCGCCCCTCATGGGCGGCCGCGACATAGGCCGGCGGGAAGGAAAGCTTGTTGTGCTCGTCCGGGTCGTCCTCGTGGGGGAAGCGCACATCGCCAATGCCGAAGCCCTCAGGGTCGAACTCGTCGCGATAGACGGTAACGATGGCAGTCAGCGTGCAGAGTGTCGTCCGCCCGATCATGAGGGGGACTTCCACGGCGATGTCCGTGTGGATCTGGTCGTGCCAGGACGGATGATAGCTGGCGACGAAGTTGTGGGAGAGCATGTTCATTGGGCGACTCCCGCGGTGCGAAACGAACTGAAGCGTTCCTGATCCACCTTCGCGGTCGTCGCAGCATGGCGCTCAGTGGGAATGAGCGACAGCAACATGAATGCGATGATCCCTGCGGCGAGAGCTGTGTAGCTGATCAGCCAGCGGACAAGGCGCGCGCTGCTGGCTCGATCATCCTGCAATATGGACTCGTGACCGGGAAAGGACTCGATCAGGGGAAACTGCGTCGCGTTGCGTGACACGGTAGGGCTCCATCAATGGGCCGGTTTGGCGGGGTGATGGAGTTAATATGAGATAATCGAACAGCAACCGTCAAGCGGATTGTTCGAAAAAAGAACAACCTCGCTTATCCACAGGGCGCGGTGGATAACGGGTTCGGCACTCGACAGTTCGTTCTCATGCCCTCCATATTGGAACAAATGGAGAACAATTCATGCCCTGCGAATCGACGCGCCCCGCCTTCGAGTTGCATCTTCGGTGCTTCAATTGCCGGAAAGATAGAACCAGGCGTTTAGTCGCTCCCGATGAGCCTGACAGCCCGGACACAATCGATGAGCTGCTGGAGAGCACATTTCTGCAAAGGCAGAAATTCCACTGCGTCGAGTGCGACAGTCCGATTGGGACCATCGTATCGGTCAAGATGTCCCGGCCGAGCGCGGTTCTTTAGGAGAGAGGAATGTCGTTCACCACTCGCCGAACGATCGCAAGGATGCGGACGCTAACTCCATCGTCAGCCTCCAGATCGCGATCAATGACAATCGGCTTATGGCGGCTGTTATGGGAGCGTGGGTGGCATTCCACTCGGTCCTCGTAGACCTCGAGCTGTTTGACCGACCACTCCCGTGTGTGGCCGCCGTCGCGGGATCTCTCTACGACAACGACCATACCGTCTCGTAGGGGCAGCGAACGACCAACATCTTCGTATGCGACGCATACGACGCGATCGCCTTCCAGGATCGGGCGCGGCGCCAGTGCGTTCATGGAGTCGCCGACGACGTCGAAGACGGTCACTCTCGCGCTTGGGAATTTATCGTCCGCTGGGACGACGATCTCGAGCCGTTCCGAGTCGTCTTCCAATTCGTCCACTTCACGGAATGCGCCGGCTTCCACCTTGCCGACCACAGGGGCGGATAGGAACTTTGACCGGATAATGAGATCGACATTGGGTCGGTCCTCATCGTCCTCGATCCCGAAGAAAACCCGCGCCTGTTCGTACTCATGCAGCTGGAGCTTGCGGGTTCCGTGCAGCACCTTGTTCACCTTGCCGGGTTCAATCCCAAGGTGTCGTGCGAGGTCGCTCTGGCTTTTCCCAGTTCGTTCTAGGTTGGCCGCAAGCCAATCGCGATACTGCTCCTTGCGCATGTGCGTTTTTTGCACAAAGCGCGGCGATCCGTCTTTGGCGTTTTTCGAACAAGCGGGCTTGACGGCGTCTGTTCGATAATCGCATATAGCCGTATGCGTTACGAACCGGCCTCCACCATCATCGATAAATTCGGCGGAACCCGCGTCGTCGCGGAGATCGCGGAAGTTTCCGTGCACACTGTCATCCGTTGGCGGCTGGCTCGCGAAAAGGGTGGGACAGGCGGTGTGATCCCTCACTGGCACGTCTCGAAGCTCATTCGAGCGGCGCGTGATCGGAATCTCAGCCTTTCAGCATCTGACTTCGTTCTGATGGAGGGGGTCGCAGCGTGACCCAGCCTCGCACCTACACGCGTCCTGACGACACGATCATGACCGAGGTCGATCGTCACGTTTTCGTCTCCCACACTATCGCGAAGCGGCTCGGCATCTTGCCTGCAACCACTGTGAAGCATGGGGTTCAGTGATGTCATTGGCCGCGCTTCACGACGATCGACATGCGCGTAACGCAGAGCGGGGTAGGAGCGCCAATACGGCTTCCGCCACCCTCGCGCTTATCATCGCGCTGATGGTCAAACCCGCAATTCTCATTCGCTGCCGTCATCGCTGCTCTGGTCATGCCCACATTCTGGGTCGTGCTCACGCTGACGTCATTGAAAACTTGGCGCCCCGTGTTTCGGAGCTCGTTCGATGATGGATCTTCGCAAATCGACGGGCGACATGCGGTTGGCCCTGAAGGCTGCTGTTCGGCGCGCCGTTGCGCTGGCCGGCGGCGGGCGATCGGTTGAGAACGCAACACGCGTCAGCCATTCAGTCCTCAGCCGGTACGGTCTCCCCGAACACACGGATCAGCACTGCCCCCTGGACGTCGCCATCGATCTTGATCTCGAGGCCGGGCAGCCCGTCATCCTCGCTGCGCTGGCGGAAATGCAAGGCTATGACATCGTGCGGCGAGAGCCGGTCGCCCCCAGCGATACGCCATGGTGCGCCAAGATAAGCGCGATGGTGCAGCAGGACGGGCGGGTGACGTCCACCCTGCTCGAAGCAATCGCGGACGGCCAGATTTCGCCTGCTGAAGCCCGCTGCATCATTCCCGAACTGGAACGCGAGATCGAATTGCTTCGCCGGGTGCGCGAGCGCGTGATCGCCGAGAGCGGAGTCCGGTCGTGATTGCGGCCGCCACCAATCCGCAGCCCGTGGTGGGGCGCGGTGAGCAGACCGGGGAGGGCATCCCCCGGCTCTCCCCGGTCACCTTCTCTTGCCCAGTGCCGCCCAGTGTCAACGCGATGTTCAAGAACACGCGTCGCGGACGAGCTCGCACGGAAGCCTACGAGGTCTGGCGAATGGAAGCTGCCGCGGCGATCCGCCGGCAGCAGGTTCCAGCCTTTAAAGGCCGGGTTTTGGTCAATATGGCGTTCGAGATCGACCTCCTTCGGGCCGATGCCGACAACCGCATCAAGGCGATGAACGACTTGCTGGTCGAGATCGGCGTCATTCAGGATGACAGCCTGATCCCCGGCGGTCTGTTCTCGAAGCTGCCCCCCACGAACGGGACGGCTCATATCCAGATTTGGCCGGCGCAGTCCGTGACGGCCACTTTCTATCCCTCGCAGGACGGCATGGGCGGCGGATGGATCATCAACATGCCAACCTCAGAACAAGGAGACTGAAATGGCGATCAGCCTTTCAGACCTGCGCACCGTGCGGGCGGATCAGCCACCGCGCATCCTGATCTACGGCAACGAGGGCGTCGGCAAGACCACGCTGGCCTCCGAATTCCCATCTCCCGTCTTTCTTCAGTGTGAGGAAGGGACGCCCGGCGAAGTCGAGTTGGAATCGTTCGGTGTCCTGCCGGATTTCGGCTCTGTCCTCGACTCGATGCGAGCGCTCTACGACGAGGACCACGAGTTCAAGACGGTCGTCGTCGACTCCGTGACCGCCCTGCAGGCGATGATCTTCGCCGAGACGTGTCGGCGCGGGGACGAGCACGGCAATGCCAAGGCCAAGATCGAGGATTTCGGCTACGGCAAGGGCTACGTGAACGCCAAGACAGTCCTGCGCGAGTTCCAGGACGGCTGCGACGCCCTTCGTCGTGATCGCGGCATGGCGATCGTCCTCATCGCCCATAGCGTGGTCACGACGTTCAACGATCCCGAAACGGCCAGCTACGACCGGTACGAGATCGACCTGCACAAGCAGCTGAACGGTCAGATCACCCGCGACCTCGACGCCATCCTGCTTCTGAAGAAGCCGGTCAACATGAAGGTCGAAGAGGGCAAGGGCTTCAATCAGAAGCGCACCCGCGCCGAGGGATCGGCCTCGACCGTTCTCATCCACGCTGTCGGCAAGCCAGCCTTCGTCGCCAAGAACCGGTACGGCATTCCCGAGAGCGTAAGGTTCGATCGCGGGCAGGGATACGACGCCCTGGCTCCGTACCTGCCGCAAGGCGCCTCCAGCACCCCCCTTCAGAACGCTGCATAAGGATCGCGATCATGGTCGACATTTCTGGATTCAACGCTGCCGAGCATGAGCCGACGCAGGAGTTCGAGGCTCTGCCCGAGGGCAAGTACCACGCTGAGATTGTCAGCTCGGAAGAGCGTGACATCGGGAACAGCGGTGAAAAGGGTACGAAGATCACCCTGCAGTGGCGCATCATCACGGGCGCCTGTGAAGGTCGAGTGGTCTTCCAGGACATCCTGCACGCCTACAGCGTGCCGGGCGAAAAGGGTGACAAGACCCGTGACATTGCTGCCCGTCAGCTCTCAGCGATCTGCCACGCTACTGGCAAGATGGCGCCTCGCAGCACTGACGAGCTTCATCACATCCCCTGCGAGCTCTCGGTCGGCTTTCAGAAGCCCCAGATCGATCCGGAGACCGGCAAGCCGAAACTCAACCCGAACACGGGTTACGCCTATGCGCCCCGCAACGAGGTGAAGGGCGTGAAAGCCTGGGGTGGCGCCTCGATCGGCGGCGGTCGTCCGCAGCAGCAGTCCAGCCATTCCGCACCCCCGCAGCAGCAGAAGGCGGCCGGTGGCGGCGGCTGGTCCCGACGCGCCGGCTGATGAAGCGGCCGGGCGGGTCCTGAGATTGGCGTCCTAGCCCCGCCCGGCACCCTCACAAACCACGTCTTTCAACGTCGTTCGGAGATCGAAACGATGAACGGGAATGCTTTGCCCGAGATCGGGCGTCATCACAACCGTCACCCCGTCGACCAGCTCGCTCTGGTCCGGGAGACGATCAAGAACTTGCAGGAGCGCGAAGGCGAACTGAAAGCCGAAGTGGCGGAGGCCATGGGTACGGCCGACAGCCTCGGCGGATCGGAGTTCATCGCCAAACAGACAGTCAGCGAGCGCAAGGGCGGCCTCGACGAGAAGGCGCTGAAAGCCGCTGGCGTGGATGTCGACCAGTTTCGCAAGCCTGCCACGACCGTCTACGCGATCCGCGTCGAACGTCGCGTCTATGACGAGGAGGCGGCGTGATGGACGAGAAGAGGTTTCCTAGCGAACTGTGTGATCAGACGAACGTCCGTTTCCCCGCAGGTATGCGAGACGAGCTGAAGGCTGCGGCAGCCAAGTCGGGTCGCAGTATGAACGCCGAAATCCTGGCTCGGCTTGGTACGGCACAGAAAACACTTCGTGACGAGTTCGCGATGGCGGCGCTCCCAGAAATCCTCCGGCACTGGATCGAAGTCGAAAGCGCGAATACTGAGGACGACGAAGCCAGAGTGAACGCCCAGAACGTTTCACGTCAGGCCTACGCCTTCGCAGACGCGATGCTCTCCGTTCGTTCAGAGGGCGCTCGCTAATGCCCGCCCTCAAACTTCCCCCCATGTCCGCCACGATCGCGGCAATCGACACCGCCCTGGCCGCCCGACAGCGGCCGCGGCACCAGCGCCGCCTATCCGGCTCCATGATCGGAAAGGCGTGCGAGCGCGCGATCTGGTACCAGTTCCGCTGGGCCTACGAGCCCGAGATGTTCTCGGGCCAGATGCTGCGCCTGTTCGAGACGGGCCACCACCGAGAGCCTCGCGCCTTCGCCGAGCTTCGTGCCGCCGGGGTCAAGATTTCTGACGTCGATCCTGAGACCGGCGACCAGTGGACGTTCACCGAGATCGGGGGCCATTTCGTCGTCAAGGTCGATGGCCGTGGAGCGGGTTTCGTCGAGGCGCCCAAGACTGAGCACCTGGTCGGCGTGAAGACGATGAACGCGAAGAACTTCGCGCAGCTCCAGAAGCATGGGATCGCCGTCGCCAAGCCGGATCACATGGCCCAAGCGCAGACCGAGATGCTGTGCAGCGGCATCCACCGCTTCTTCTACTATGCCGTCAACAAGGACACCGACGAGCTCTATGCCGGCGCCGACGTCCGAATCCACTTCGACGTGGCGGCAGCCACGGCGCTGATGGTGAAGGCCGAGCGGGTGCTGCACGCAGCCCGCCCTTTGCCCCGCATTTCGGACGATCCACAAAGTCACCTGTGCCGGTTCTGCAAGGCTCATGCGGTCTGCCATGGCACCGGCTTCGCTCCGCGCAACTGCCGCACCTGCTTGAACTCCACGCCCGAGATGGGCGGCGAGGCTGCATGGCGCTGCGTGCGGGATGACAGCATTCTGTCTGTGGCGGACCAGGAGCGTGGCTGTGCCTTCCACCTGTTCATTCCCGAGCTTGTGCCCGGTGAGCAGGTCGACGCAGACCGGAATTCGGAAACGGTGACCTACCGATTGCCGGACGGCAGTGCATGGGTCGATGGTGCGGGGAGGGCTGCGGCATGACCGTTCTTCGTGTCCTAGCCAAGTTCGCGATCTGCTTAGGGATGACGAAGGCTCTCGATCAGTTTGGCATGTGGAACGGCGCCTCCTTCCTGGCGGGAATCCTGTTCCTTGCGCTCGCCTTGTCAATCGACCGTGTCTGGGGGGCGGCATGACCGTCCTCTCAAGCCCCACCATCCGCAGCATCAAGCCCGTGACCCCGTTCATCGAGGCCACGCAAATTCACGGCATGACCGCCGGCCTTTCGCACTGCGGCTATGACATCCGCATCAAGGATGGGTTCACCCTGCAGTCCGGCCAATTCCGCATCGCCTCGACGGTGGAGCGGTTCGAAATGCCTGACGACGTCATGGCCGTCGTCCACGACAAATCGACATGGGCGCGCCGCGGTCTCTCGGTCTTCAACACGGTGATCGAACCCGGTTGGAAGGGCTTCCTGACGCTGGAGCTCGTCAACAACAGCTTTCGTCCGATCGAGATCGGGGCCGGCTCCCCCATTGCGCAAGTCATCTTCCATCGCCTCGACGCGCCGGTCTCCGGCTACGCGGGCAAGTATCAGCATCAAGCCGATCGTCCGGTGGCGGCGATCCTGGAGGACGCGTGATGTCGCGACCCAAAGCCAACGAACATACGGATACCTGCGACTGGCACCTCGATCAGTACGACAAAGAATGCACGTGCGGCGCAGTCGCGCGGGCGGACGCTGTGAATCATCCGTCTCACTACACCTCGCACCCCAGCGGCGTCGAATGCATCGACGTCACCGAGCACATGACCTTCAACCTCGGGAACGCGGTGAAGTACGTCTGGCGCGCGGGCCTGAAATCGGTCGATCCGATCCAGGATCTGCAGAAGGCTGCTTGGTACATCAACCGCGAGATCGATCGCCTGAAGGCGGCCGGGGGTGCGGCATGAACACTGCACGTCTCGTCGCCATCACGCAGCCGCTTGTTCATGGGTGCAAGACGGCCGAAGAGTTCATCGTATATGCCGCTCGCGTCTCAAACCCTGGCAATCAGGCCAACCGCGAGACCGACGCTCGGCTGTTGGCCTACCTCATCCGCAACAAGCACTGGTCTCCGTTCGAGATGGTGTCGGCCACGGTCGAGATCGTCACCACGCGCGACATTGCCCGGCAGATGCTTCGCCATCGCTCGTTCTCATTCCAAGAGTTCAGCCAGCGATACGGCGAAGCGCCGGTAGGCCATCACCTGCGCGAGGCCCGTGTTCAGCATGAGACGAACAGGCAGCTTTCGGTCGAAACAAATGACGATGGTCTGCACGACTGGTGGAGAAGCGCCCAAGAAAACGCGGACGCTTGGACGTGGGATATTTACGCCGAGGCGTTGGCCCGTGGCATCGCGAAAGAGCAGGCCCGCGCAGTCCTCCCCGAAGGCCTGACGCCGACGACCCTTTACATGGCCGGCACCTTCCGCTCTTGGCTCCACTACCTCGAACAGCGCGAGGCAGAAGGCACTCAGAAGGAGCACCGCGAAGTCGCCAAGGCGATCCGGGCCGAGCTCGCAGCTGCCGCGCCGCTGATCTTCGGGGGCGCGGCATGAGCAGCGTCTTCACCCCCGAACTGGTCAGCACCGCTGCGGCCCTCTGGTCGGAAGGCCTGACGGCGTCGCAGATCGCCAAGCGTCTCGGCGTCAGCCGGAACGGTGTGATCGGCGTCGCAAGCCGCAATCGCCAACTCTTCCCTGGCCGCGGCGAAGGCGCTGCCGAGAAGGAGCAGAAGGACCTGGCAGAGGTCGAGCTTCTGTGGGCCGCTGGTCGAACCCAGGTCGAGATCGCCGAAGTGATGGGCCGGTCGGCTTCTTCGATCCATAAGATCATCAAGTCATGGCCCGATCGCTTTCCCAAGCGCTCCAAGAAGGAGGTTTTGGGAGACTATGCGGTTCAGGTTCAAGACACGGCCTCAATACCTCCGCCGCGCCGGAAGCCAAAGCCTTCGGCCTTCAGCCCTATTGCTGGCCTGACCCCGATGCTCCTTTGGGAGGCGCCGGCCAATGCCTGCCGCTGGCCGGTTTCGACATCGGACAACCCAGAGAAGGCCGTCTGCTTGCACGTTTGCGGCGATCGCGCGGCCCATGGCCCGTACTGTTCGCACCACGCTCGACTTTCGACCGGTCCCGGCACCGCTCCTGAGCGGAATGCCGATCGTCTTCTCCTTGTCCTAGGGAGTGCATGATGGCGCTCGAACTCCGACCCTACCAACGTTCCGCTCTCGACGCCCTGTATGCCTATTGGGATGCCGGACGAGGCTCGCCGCTCATCGTGCTTCCAACCGGTGCCGGGAAGTCGCTCGTGATCGCGAAACTCGTGGAAGAGCTTCTGAGCGCGTATCCGATGCTACGGGTCGCGATCATCACCCATAGCAAGGAGCTGATCGTCCAGAACTTCAAGGAGCTGATCGGCCTGTGGCCCTCGGCGCCTGCCGGCATTTACAGCGCGAGCGTTGGAAAGCGCGACACGCACAGCCGGATCCTGTTTTGCGGCGTCCAATCCGTCTTCAACAAGGTCGAGGCGATCGGTCCGCGCGACCTAATCATCGTGGACGAGGCGCACCTGATCCCGCGCAGCTCGTCGACCATGTACGGCAAGTTCTTCGAGAACATGCAGGCCATCACCGAGGACATGCGAGTGTGCGGTCTCACCGCCACGCCGTACCGCATGGACTCGGGCCGCCTGGATGGCGGAGACGGGGCGATCTTCGATCAGATCGTCTATGAGGCCAACGTCTCCGACTTGATCGAGGACGGCTTTCTGTCTCCGCTCATCTCGAAGGCGACGGCAGCGCAGATCGATCTGCGGGGTGTCGGCACCCGAGCCGGCGACTTCATCGCGTCCGAGATGGAAGCGGCCGCGATGCAGGACGATCTCGTCGAGCGCGCCGTGGCGGAAATGGTCCGGTTCGGCCAGGACCGTCGTGCCTGGCTGGCGTTCTGCCCTGGCGTCGCCCATGCCACTGCGGTCCGGGACGCAATTCGTGCGCAGGGGCTTGCGGCTGAGGTGGTGCATGGTGGTCTGAATCAGGGCGAGCGTGACGCCATCATCGCCCGCTACCGCGCCGGCCACATCCGCTGCCTGACCTCGGTCAATGTGCTCTCGATCGGCTTCAACGTGCCTCACGTTGATCTCGTAGCCCTCATGCGCGGCACGAAGAGCACTGGCATGTACATCCAGCAGGTTGGCCGCGGCTTCCGCCGGGCGCCGGGCAAGGAGAACGCCCTGATCCTCGACTTTGCCGGCGTGATCAGGATGCACGGGCCTGTCGATGCCGTTTCCGTCATGCCGGGAAAGGGCAAAGGCAAGGCGAATGAGCAGAAGGCCGACGTCAACGACATCCGAGCCAAGGAATGCCCCACCTGCGAAGCCCTGGCGGCGCTGAACGCCATCACCTGCCGGGTTTGCGGCCATGAATGGCCGCGGGACGAGAAGCCGGCGCATGAGGCCGAGGCGGACGCGTCCGTTGGCATCCTGTCGTCGGAGCAGACCAAGCCGCAGATGGTGCCGGTCCTCTCATGGAACTGGAAGCGGTGGCAGAAGGAGAGATCGCCAGACTCGATCCGCGTGACCTACATGGCCGGCCTCAGCCAGTACAACGAATGGGTCTGCCCCGAGCACGGCGGCTATGCCGGCCAGAAGGCCGCCGAGTGGTGGGCGAAGCATGGGGGCACGTTGCCGGCTCCGAAGTCGGTGGACGAGGCGATCGGGCGTCGCGGTGAGCTTTCGATCCCGGAGACCATTTCGGTTCGCCCAGCGAAGTCCAACCCCCGCTACTTCGACATCGTGGGCCGGACGTTCCGAGACAACCGGGAGCAGGCAGCATGACCTTCTCCGATCAAGAGCGGCGCATACGCTCCGATGTCGTTTCCCGACTTCGCGTCCTTCTTCCGGGCGCGAGGATCATCCATGAACTGGATGTCGAGAAGGGGGCCGTGCGTGCCGATCTCGCGGCCGTGACGGTGGATCAGCTTTGGCTGGTCGAGATCAAGTCCGAGAAGGACAAGCTGCATCGCCTGTCGCGGCAGATCCAGTTCTTCCACCCGGTTTGCCATGGGCTCTTGGTAGCCGCGCATGAGAAGTGGTGCGGCCGCGCGGCCAACTACCCGAACTGCGACGCGCGCAAGGTGATCGAGTTTCATGGCGCCGGCCATCTCTGGCAGTGGCCTGGGGCGGGCGCCCCGACTTGGACATTGCCGGAGCCTCGTCATCCGTGGACTCGCCGGATGCTCGACCTTCTCTCCGCGGAGGAAGTCAGAGCTGAGGCTGTGCTGGTGGGCTTCGGAACTCCTTCATGCAGCGCAGCCGCCCTAGCGGATCAGATGTGTCTGCGCATGTCCGGGCACGCGGTGACGCAGGCGGTCTGCCGGCAGCTGCGAGCTCGTTCCTTCTCTCGAGCTGATGCGCCGGAGCTTGCTGCATGACCGCCGATCGCTTCGACCCGGCAGTCTGCGGCGTGTGCGCTCGCAATGCGACCGGGCATGGCTATGCCCCGCGCTGGGGGTACGGGCAGCCTGCACCAAAGCCGATTTGGCTTTGCGACGATCCAGAATGCGTAGCTATCGCGAGGAGCACGTACAGCATGAAACAGGACGAGTTTGATCGCATCGAAAAGCTCGCCACTGTCGAGGCCGGCCACAAGCTCGAGACCTACTGCGATGCGATCGGCAAGACCGACTTCGCAGCCTTCACGCAGACCGAGTTCGAGGAGGCTATGCGGGAGGTCGTGGCGGAATACCGGTACGCGATGAAGGTCAAGCTGCGCGACGAGGCGCCGTTCTGATGGCGTTCGGTCTGAGGGCTCAAGATCCGCCAGGCGAGACGACCAATCTGGGCGTAGCGCTATCGCTTGCCGCACGCGGCCTTTCCGTCTTCCCGGTTCATTCCGGGGGGCCGAAGGTCAAGCAGCCCATGCCCTTCTTCCGGTGGCGCGATCATTCATCCACGGACGAGCGCTCCATTCGAGAATGGTGGCGCCGCTGGCCCGATGCCGCGCCAGCCATCGATCTGGGCAAGTCGGGGCTTTTTGTCGTCGATGCCGATCGCCACGACGTCGAGAACGATGGCGTCGCGGCTTGGGCCGAGATCATGGCGAAGGAGGGGGCGTCGCCGGACGGCATCCCACTCGTCGCCACGCCCAACGATGGCAACCACTGGATCTTCCGTCAGGACGGGTCTCTCGGCAACGGCAAGGGGCGGCTGCCGCAAGGCATCGATGTACGCGGGACCGGCGGCTATGTCGTGGCTCCAGGCGCCATCATGGCCGATGGACGAAGCTACGAGGTTCATGGCGATCCCGCCGCAGCCCCGCCTGTCCCGACCTGGTTGACGAAGTGGCTGATGAAGGAGGGGCGGGCGGAGCAGGGAGCGAACAACGTCGTGCCGCTGCGAGCCGAGAGCCGCGGGGCCGATCTCGACGAAGTGGCGGACCTTCTTGGCCACATCCCTCCGGATTGCGGCTACGACGAGTGGGTGCAGGCGCTCATGGCGGTTCATGCCGCAACGGGTGGATCCGGGGCCGGCCAGTCTCTGGCCGATCAGTGGAGCTCGGGCGGGGCCAAGTACAAGCGGGGCGAGGTCGAGCGGAAATGGCGCTCGTTCCGTAACCAGGGCATTAACGGCGCCACCCTTGCCGCCTTGGCCCGGCAGTACGGTGCGGACCTGTCCGAGATCCGTGTCAGGTACATGGATCGGGACGAGGGTCCGGGGACAGCCGAGCATGGGCGGCAGGTCGCGGCCCTTATCTCCGTGCGAACCCTATACGAGCAAGCTGACGGCACGATAAAGGACGAACACGGATCAATCATCGATCCTCCTCGCGCCGCGGCCCCAACGCCCGCAAACGCGTCCGCCTTCCCCGCCGGCCTCGTTGGCGACATCGCGACATGGATTTGTGAGACGTCCAGGCGGCCGCAGCCCAGTCTTGCCCTCGGCGCGGCTCTCGCCATTGTCGGGACCGCGGCGGGGCGCCAGTTCGTCGGACCGACCGGTTCGGGCGTCCACCTCTACGTCCTCGGGCTCGCTCCGACCGGGCAGGGCAAGGACCATGCCGTCCAGCAGATCAGTCGAATCCTGCGCGCTGCGAACCTCGGCCAGCATATCGGCCCGTCCGAGTTCATCTCCATGCCGGCGGTGGTCAACTTCCTGCTGCGCTCGCCCCTTTCGATCTGCCCCATGGACGAGTTCGGCGACTTCATGGCCCGTATCCTGCACAAGAAGGCGTCTTCGTTCGAGCGATCGGTGGCCAAGATCCTGCGCTCCATGTGGGGCATCAGCTTCGGTGAGTACCAGTCGCCGGAATGGGCGGGGCGCCAGGCCGCGACCATCTTTGCGCCGGCCATGTCGATCTACGGGGTATCGACCCCGGAGCAGTTCTGGCGTGCGCTGGAGGGGGCGGCGGTCGAGGACGGTACGGTCAACCGTTTCCTCCTGGTTGGTGGCGACACGAAGAGCCAGGACCGCGATCCGGGGCTCGGCGGGCAGGATGTCCCGGCGTGGATCACGACTGCGCTCCGGGCCCTCTATGAGGCGTCAGGTCCGATGGCCTATGCCATGCGTAACCAGTCAGACATGGACCCGGCGCAGAACCGGAGGCAGGTCGGCTGGGATGAGGGGGCCGAGGAGATCTTCGCAGCGCTGAAATCCGAGATCGAGCCCCTTCTGGAGGACCCGGACGCCGGCCCCTTCTACGCCCGAACGGTGGAGATGTCGGTGCGGATTGCAACCATCGTCGCCCTGGGCCGTGGCGGGCCGCTGGCGGCCGTCCAAGCATCAGACATGGCTTTCGGTGTCGAGACGGCAAAAGCCAGCGCACGGGCCATGATGGCCGGCGCAGAGGACTACCTGTCGAACAGCGAACACCAGTCCAACGCGCAGAGGATCAAGCGCATCATCAAGGCGAAGGGCGGCCGAGTGAAGCGGTCGGCGCTCATGCGATCGATGCAGCACTCCGTGAGGGCTCGAGACCTCAACGACCTGTTGAAAGCGATGGAGGAGACGGAGGAGATCGTTGTCGAGAAGATCGTCCCTGCGGGGGGCGGCACGGCGGTTCAGTGGTACTGCTTGGCGGGGTGAAAGCCCCGCCTTTTCTTTGTGATTTAAGCCCCGCCGGATCGCTATGGGCGGGGCGATCGGCAAATCACAGCAGTCGAACTATGTGGATAACAGTCGGCCTGAGATCGCCGGAATCCGTTGGCTTTTGCTCAAGCACAGCCTCTACCCTGACAATATCGGTCTTCGCCAGGATATCGCGATCAACGGTTGGATATAGCTTCAAGGGAAGACGCTTTGTCGAGAAGCCGGGCATATGCAGCTTGCCAGCCCAACCGTGATCGGCTTTGTCGCGATCCATTGCGCGAACTTCCAGATCCGCCTCCGGGATTGGGGTCGGTACGCTTTCGTCGGTCAGTAGCGCGAGGGTGGCTTCACCAGGGAACGCAGCAGTCGTTTCGCGGGAGATTTCAGGTAAACCACTTGGCTTGATCCGTCCGCTTCCTCCCCGCTTGGCTGGGCGGAAAAAGTCTACAGCTGCACGCGCGACTTTCGGGGCATCCTTCTTGCCGATGGCCTTTGCTAAAGCCCTTTCGATCGACGAGGGTGATAATCCAGTGCGTTCTGCGGCAATGTTCATGTAGACATTGTTGTCGCCTTGGATTGTTGGCGGCACCTCGCCCTTCGCTTTTCGCCCTCCGCCTTCGAACAAGTAGCGCGTGCCGTGAAAGATGATGATCAACACGAGTACGGTGACAATAGCATCGTACTCGTCGGGTATTGGCAAGCCAGTGAGGGATCCGATCATTGCTGGAACCTCCTCAACAAGCTCCTTCTGAAACTCAGAAAAGACTGCCACGAAAAAGTTCTCAGACAAAGAGCCGGAGCGTATTTCTCGGACAGAAAATTCAACCTTATCAACGACTAATCCAGGAGAAAGCTCTTCCAAAAGCCTTCCGATTATGGGCGATAATCGCTCATAGCAAAGAAGCGTAGCTGCTACGTCGAAGAGAGGAATGCTGTGATTGTCGGGATATGAGATTTCATGTCGAAAAACGCTTTTGCTCACGCCTCCCCAAACTCCCGCACAGCCCGCCCCTTTGGCGTCAGCCGAAACCACGCCGTATTGCCCCACCCCAACTCCGAGGTCGCCAGCCCCAACTCGATCAGGTCGAACACGGCCGCGAGGATCGGCGGCGACAGTTCCTCAATCCGGCGGCCGACGCTATCGAGCTCGCCCCCCGGTGTGTCGAGCTTGATCATGGCCCGGATCTGGATGGTGGAGAGGTCGGATAGCGCCGGCATTGCATGTCCCTCGAACCGGCGAATCATGACCCGCGGTTGCCTCCAATGCCGTCCATACAACCCAAAAACAGTCTTCACATCAATCCGTGAAGACCGTGAAATCTGTTGCGCGACCAATGTGAAGACCGTCGTTTCGATGTGAAGACTGTCAGGGCTGAAATGTCATACAGAACAATCCCTTATCTCTCTCATCATTCAGTCTTCACAAAAAACGAGACTCTATACCTTTTGGACAGAAAGGGTTGCTATAAGGGGGTTTCTGTCCGAAAATGCTCGAAGTCTCTAATTATGTGAAGACTGCGGTTTTGGGCATGGATCGGTTTTGCGAGCTGGAGGCGAGGGTTGCGGAACTGGAGGCGCTTCTGGCTGCGCATGGCATACCTGTGCCGGGCAACGAGCCAGTGCCTCCACCACCACCGGACTATGCCCTGCTGAACCGCATCGCTCCGATCGCTGCGCGCCTCCTCGTGGACGGACCTGCGACCCATTCGGAGATCAGTCGCAAGGTGAAGGCGTTTGCGACGTCTGCGGAGGTCGAGGCCGTCATGGCTTGGATGGTAGCGGGAGGAGACGTGGTGCGAGAGGTGAGACGCCCCCAAACTGGCCGGCCTTCAACCATCTACCGACTTGCAGCCCGATCGACGCCCCGCTAGAATCCCCCTCGCTCACCGTGCCTGCCACGGGTTTCTCGCCACCACTCGAGGAGCCCGACCGAATGGAATTCACCGATCAGCCGTCCTGGTTCGTCGTTCGCTGCAATCCTCGTTGCGAGGAGCGGGCAGTGGCCGGCCTGCTTGCGCGCAAGTTCCATGTCCATCTGCCCCGCGGCGTGAAGCTCATCCGGCGCCGCCACCTGCGGACCAAGCAGGCCGTCTCCTTCCCGCTACTCACCAGCTACGCCTTCGTCGGCCTATCCACCGAAACACCCACGTTCTACGACCTGCGTCAGGTGGACGGCGTTCACTCCGTGCTGGGGCGTGCGGCACAAGACCCCAACGACACGCGCTGCCGCTACCTTTCCGTGCCCGCATCGATCATCGACGAGTTCAAGCGTTTGGAGCGGGCCGGAAAGTTCTCGGAGGTGAAGCCGGAAGTGGGGAAGGGTCCGGTGATCGCTGGTCCCCGCCACTTCGAGCCCGGTGACAAGGTCGAAATCCTGTCCGGCCCTCTCGCTGGCACGACGTTCGTCTTCGATGACTACTTCGGTCGCAATTCAGCGAGGGTGATGCAGGAGCTTTTCGGGTGCCTGCGCCCAATCGTTATTGGGGATGTTGACTGCTTGGCGCACGCAGCCTAGATTCTTGGTGCTTCGATGTGCGTCGATCCTCGCGGAACCCGAATGGGCGGACCGCAGGGCGCCAGAGGCGGCAGCAGAAGGAAACCTTCCGCGCCCCTGTGCGAAGCTTTGCCGGAAATTCACAGTAGTGCGGGAGAGCCGCGAGGAATGGCCGGCGCTCGGTCATCCCGTAGCCTCCGGTGGTCGAGTCTCCCTAGTGCCATCGGAAACAGCGGCAGAGAGATTAGGACGGCGGTTCGCTGCCGAGCCTCGGCCAATCAGCGACGGCGCCGAGGTGAGTCGGTTAAACGGCAGGGGAAAGCCCGCGTAGACTGCCGGCCCCCGGGCCCGACTGTGGTGCGTCCTGGCAGTGGCCTCATGTGCGAATGGGTGAAATCTGCAAGGCAGACGACGTTCTGAACGTGCTATTCCTCCCGTCCAGAAACCTAGGGAGGGTTGGATGAGGTCCTGGCAGGCAGAAGTGGATGAGACAGAGTTGGAGATCAGCCGGCTGGAGGGCTGGCGGGTAGAAGTTGAGTCCTGTGCTTCAGCGGCCAATGGCATAACCGTCGCGGAGATTGGCGAGCGCATTGCAGTTCAAAGGCAAAGGCTCCGTCTGCTTCTCGATCGGGAAGCGCTGAATTAATAATCTGACACAGCCCCATCGGTTCGCCCGGTGGGGCCTTTCTATAGCCGCCGCGTCCTCAGAAACTCCGCCACCTGCACTTTGACGAGGTTCGCCTCGGTCATGGTCGTGCAGGGGTAAGTCTGCGTCTTCCCGCCCTGCTTCGCTACGACATGCGGGTGGTTGTCGATCAGGGCGACGGAGACGGTGGTCGGCGTAATGGAATCAGAAATCATAGACGGATCATACCATGGCAGAGGACGCCCCTAAGGGCGGCGCCGTCCAGAAGCATCCTGGCGGGCGACCGTCAGACTACAAGCCGGAGTATTGCGATAGGGTGATCGAGGCCATGCGGGCCGGTTTCAGCCTCACCGCATTCGCTGGAATCATCGGTGTATCCCGCGCCACCATCAACAACTGGATGGACGCGCACCCCGAGTTTTTGGAAGCCGTATCGTGCGCGAAGGCTGGTCGGCTCCTCCATTGGGAGGAAGCTGCGATCCGTGTGGCTAAGGACGGCGGGGGCCCAGGCAGTGCCACGCTCATCGTGTTCGGCTTGAAGAACATGGCCCCCGAGGAATACAGCGACACCGCCAAGGTCGAGCATAGCGGCCCCGGTGGCTCGCCGCTTGTGACGCGAGTGGAGCTCGTCAGCCCGGATGACGACAGCTAAGGTAGAGGTCCCGCCGAAGCTCCGGCCAGTGTTCCGAGGCCAAGCCCGATATCGTGGTGCCTACGGCGGCCGCGGCTCGGGCAAAACCCGCACCTTCGCCAAGATGGCTGCGATCCGCGCCTACATCGCCGCGGCGAATGGACAAACAGGCGTCGTCCTGTGCGGCCGCGAGTTCATGAACAGCCTGGACGAAAGCTCGATGAGCGAGGTCAAGGCTGCGATAGCGAGCGAGGCTTGGCTGACGCCGTTCTTCGACGTGGGTGAAAAGTACATCCGTACCGAAGGGCTGCCCGGCCGGGTCGACTTCCGGTTCGTCGGCCTGCGGCACAATCTCGACAGCTTGAAATCGAAGGCGACCGTCATCCTGGCGTGGGTGGACGAAGCCGAGAGCGTGTCCGAGGCGGCATGGCGCAAGCTGACGCCGACAGTGCGCGAAGACAACTCGGAAATCTGGCTGACCTGGAACCCGGAAAAGCTGGACAGCCCGACGAACAAGCGGTTTCGCGAGAGCCCGCCCGACAGCGCCAAGATCGTGGAGATGAATTGGCGGGACAATCCGTGGTTTCCCGATGTGCTGGAGCAGGAGCGGGTCTCAGACCAGCGCCGGCTTGATCCCGACACCTACCACCATGTGTGGGAAGGCGGGTATCTCACCAACTCCGACAGCCAGGTGCTTTCGGGTAAGTGGGAAGTGCAGGATTTCGAGGTCTCGCCCTCATGGGATGGCCCGTATCAGGGCGGCGACTTCGGCTTCAGCCAGGACCCGACTGCGGCCGTGCGCTGCTATGTGGCGGGTGACACCCTGTATGTCAGCCACGAGGCTGGGCGGACCGGTCTCGAGCTCGACCATTACGCGCCGTTCATTGGGGGCAAGATTCCCGACTTCGACAAGCACGTGACCCGATGGGACAGCGCGCAGCCTGGGAACATCTCGTTCATCAAACGCCATGGTCTCCCACGATCTGTGCCGGTCGATAAGTGGAAGGGCAGTGTGGAGGACGGCGTGTCGTTCCTGCGCTCGTTCCGCAAGATCGTCTTCCACTCTCGCTGCCCGGCCATCGCCAAGGAAGCGAGGCTGTATTCGTATAAGATCGATCGCCTGACGCAGGACGTGCTGGCAGACATCGTTGACGCCAACAACCATTACATCGACGCGCTTCGATACGCGGTCGGGCCGATGGTGCGGCAGTCCACCTACACCCTCTCAAACCTCGGGTGACCCCATGGCCTGCAAGCCCTGCGCAGAGCGTCGCAAGATGCTGGCCGAAGCCAGGAAGAAGGATGGCATGAAAGGCGTGGCCAAGGCGGCCCCGGCCGTCATCCGCCACATGCTCCACCGACAACCCAAGGCGAAGTGATGCTCCGAGTTTTCGACACGCTCGCCAACCTGATCACAGGCATGGGCACGGCGAAGGCCAAGTCGTCGGCTTCGGTTTACGCATTCATGCCGACCACGCATGCTGAGCTCGAAGCGGCCTATCGTGGGTCGTGGCTGGCTCGGAAGGTGGTGGATGTGCCGGCCATGGACATGTGCCGCGAGTGGCGCTCCTGGCAGGCGGACGACGCGCAGATCGAGGCGATCGAGGCCGAAGAGGCTCGTCTGGGTCTTCAAGGCAAGGTGCTTGAAGCCAAGATCAAGGCCCGCCTCTATGGGGGCGCGGTCATCGTCATCGGTGACGGCACGATCGACCAAGCGAGCGAGTTGCAGCCCGAACGGATTCGCAAAGGAGGCGTCCTCTATCTCGTGGTTCTCACCGCCAGCCGAGTGAGCGCGGGCGAGATCGAGACAGACGTCGCTTCGAAGTGGTTCGGAACGCCGGCCTACTACGAGATCACGACCAACACCGCGACGCGGGTTCGGATCCACCCCTCACGTGTCGCGCGCTTTGTTGGTGCTCCTGTGCCGGATGAGGCGACCAGCGGTCGGCAGGGCTGGGGTGACAGCATCCTCGAGGCAGTATCCAAGGCTCTGAAGGACGCCGAAAGCGCCGCGGCCAACATCGCCGAGATGACGCATGAGGCGAAGATCGACATCATCCGCATTCCCGGCCTGATGCAGATGGCTTCGGACGCGGACTATGAGGCCCGCTTTCAGCGCCGCACCTCGCTCGCCATGCTGGCGAAGAGCCTCAACAACACGCTGATCCTCGACAAGGAGGAGGAATACGAACAGAAGCAGGTGAGCTTCGGCGCCCTGCCGGACGTTCTCGACCGCTTTCTGCAAATCGCAGCCGGCGCCGCTGACATTCCGATGACACGCCTCCTAGGGCAGTCCCCTGCGGGCATGAACAGCACCGGCGAAAGCGATCTGATCAACTACTACGATCGGATCGGAGCGGGGCAGAAGTTGGAGCTCGGCCCCTCCCTCGCCCATATCGACGAGTGCCTGATCTGGTCCGCTCTCGGGAACCGGCCGCCTGAGATCCACTATCGCTGGAACCCGCTTTGGCAGATGTCCGAGAAGGACCGGGCCGAGGTGGGGCTGAAGAAGGCGCAATCCTTCCAGATCGACGCGAGCAGCGGACTCCTGCCTGACAGCGCACTCTCGAAGGCTCGGGTGAACCAGCTTGTCGAGGACGGCCAATACCCGGGCTTGGAGGCGGCGATGGACGAGGCGCAGGACGAAGGAGATGCGATCGATTTCGGGGCGAAGGCAGAAGAGCCGGAACCCGCTCCGATCTCGAATGTCATCCCCGCACGCATGGCCGCCAACGACGCCACGCCGCGGCCGCTCTACGTCCATCGCAAGGTGAAGAACGGCGCCGAGATCATCGCCTGGGCCAAGCGGCAGGGCTTCACCTCGACGCTCGAGGCCACCGACCTGCACGTGACCATCGCTTTCAGTCGCGCGCCCGTGGACTGGATGGCGGTTGGCGAAAGTTGGGAGAGCGAGATCAAGATCGCTGCCGGCGGCCCGCGCGTCATGGAGCAGTTCGGCGATGCAACGGTCCTGCTGATCTCCTCCAGTTCGCTCAAGTGGCGGCATGAGGAGATGAAGGAGGCCGGCGCATCGTGGGATCACGACAGCTACCAGCCTCACATCACGATCAGCTACGGCGGCGCGCCTGCGGACCTGTCTGCCGTCACGCCTTATCAGGGCGAGATAGTGCTGGGGCCGGAGGTGTTCGAGCCGCTGGACGACGATTGGAAGGCGAAGGTGACGGGCGACTAGTGCTCGTCACCCATGAACGGCAAAGGTCCATCCCCGCCGTAGAAGCGGTCGTTTTCGATACGCCATAGGCCATCCTGCCTAGGGCCATAGAGCCTGCCGTCTTGAATGCGATACCGACCGTCGTTGCGCGGTCCGTAGATCCGGTTGTCCTGGATGCGGAACTCGCCGGCATTCGTGGGGCCGTAGATGCGACCTTGTTGGATCCAGTATTCGCCACTCATGGCGACCTCCCTTATCGATTTGGCGTGCCATGCTTCGATATCGTCTAGCGGACATGGTGGGCAATCGCCGCCGTTCACGGATCGTCCTCTCGCCGATCTATCCCAGCGTCGGCGCCGAGACCGAATACCTGAAGATGCTGAGAGCCATTCTCCGCGCTCTGAGCGAAGAGGTGAAGGCTAGCATCCTGCCTATGGTCGAAGCCGAGATGGAGCGCCAGCGGTCCGGTCTCGTGATCGATGCCATCCCTGGCGGCCTATGGGTGCGGTTCGCGTCCCGGGCTGCGCAGCTTCTGACCCAAGCCGGCTCTCTAGTCCGTGGAATTCTGGGCCTGGAAGCGCGCCGGCACACGTCGAAATGGGCAGCTTCCGTTCGCTCGGCGATCGGCATCGACGTCGCGGCCGTGGTCGCCCAGGAAGACCTGACGGACTACCTTGAGGATGCGAACGAGCGAAACGTCAGCCTCATCACGAAGCTCACCAACGATACGGTCGAGAGCGTGAAGACGGCGGTGATGGACGCGATCCTGCAGGGAAAGACGGCCAAGCAGCTACGAGGCGAACTGACAAGCCGCTTCGCCATCTCAGACAGGAGGGCAAAGGTCATTGCGCGCGATCAGGTGTCCAAGCTGACGAGCGACCTGAACCGTCGGCGCCACACGCAGGCAGGGATCGCCGAGTACATCTGGACGACGAGCCATGACGAGCGGGTTCGGTCGCTGCACAAGTCGCTGGATGGCAAGGAATACCGCTACGGCGAGGAAACAGGGGCAGAGCAGGGGCTTCCGCCCGGCCAGCCCATTCAGTGTCGCTGCGTTGCTCGGGCGATCGTTGTGATCGGTGGCGAACGCTTCACTTAGGCTTGGTGAACTGCGCCATGAGGCCGGCGATGTCGTCCGGCATCTCGGCCAGATCCATGTCGAAGTCCATCTCCATGACCTTGCGGAGTTCTTCGGGGCCGCACCACTCGTACATCGCCTGATGGTGCTGATCGTGCTTCTGCTCCAGCAGACGCAGCCGGCCATCGATGTCGTGATACTTCATCTTCACGTCCAAGACGTGGGTGAGGAGCTTCCGCAGAAGTCCTTCGATCTCGTCGAGCTGTGAACCGGCCATGCGCGGGACGCTACACCACAATTGAGGGCTCCGGCCATGAAATTCATCGACGCCGCGCCGATCGACGGCGTGCGGATGCATGACGACGGCTATCTGGTGGCTGACGCGCGGATCGTCCGCACGGGCATCCAGCATTACACCGGCCGCGAGGTTGGCAAGCCTGAACTCGCCGTCGTCCGCGTCTACCGGCCCGAGAGCGAGGTGTTCCACCGGGATAGCCTCTCCTCGTTCAGCCACATCCCGGTCACCGACGATCACCCGGCCCAAGCCGTCACCGCCGATAACTGGAAGGACCTGGCTGTCGGCGAGACGAGCGGCGAGGTGCTGAGGGACGGCGAGCGCCTTCGCATCCCCCTGATCGTGAAGCACGGCGCGGCCATCCAGAAGGTGAGGGACGGCAAGCGCGAGCTTTCCGCCGGCTACACCTGCGATCTCGTGTTCGAAGACGGGACCACGCCCACAGGCGAGGCCTACGACGCGATCCAGACGAACATCCGCGCAAACCACCTGGCGATCGTCCAGCGCGGTCGTGCGGGCTCGGAATGCCGCATTGGCGATGACGCCGGCGGTTCATGGGGCGCTGCCCCGATTATCATGGACAAGGAACCTCCCATGAGCCTCAAGACGGTTACCGTCGATGGCATCCCGATCGAAGTGACCGATCAGGGCGCCACGGTGATCGGCACGCTGCAGCAGCGCCTTGCCGACTCCGCATCCAAACTCGCCAACGCCGAGACGGCGCATGCCGCCGCTCTCGCCGCGAAGGACAAGGAAATCGCCACCAAGGACGCGGCGATCGATGACGCGAAGGGCAAGATCCTGTCCGACGCCGACCTCGACAAGCGCGTGCAGGAGCGAGCCGACCTCATCGCCCTGGCCGGTGCCATCGCCAAGGACGTGAAGACCGCCGGTCTGTCCGATGCTGCGATCCGCAAGGCCGTGGTGACTGCCAAGCTCGGCGACGCGGCGGTGGCCGGCAAGACCGAAGCCTATCTGGATGCCCGCTTCGACATCCTCGCCGAGGACGCGAAGAAGGCAGCCGGCGCCGACCCGCTGCGCGCCGCGATCGGTGACGCCGCTCCCGCACCGACGAACGTCTCCGACGCCTACACGCAGATGCTCGAGCGTGACCGCAACGCCTGGCGCTCCGACGCCAAGAAGGAGGCCTAACCGATGGCGTTCCCGAATGTGAGCTACACCCGCGAGCCCGTCGCGAAGGGCTATCCCGGCATGATCGCCACGACCGAGCCGAAGTGGATCACGTCCATGATCGGCGAGGCGGGCACCGGCGACATTCCGTTCGGCACGGCTGTGGTCTACGGCGCGACCGATGACACGGTGAAGAAGCCCACGGCGGGCGGCAAGTTCGCCGGCATCGCCGTCGCCGACCGCACCATCCCGGCTGCGCAGGGCAACGTCTTCCGCCAGTACGACCAGCTCGGCTGCCTGCGGAACGGCACGATCTTCGTCACGGCGCTGGTCGCGGTCGCCCAGGGCGATGCGGTCTACATGACCCCGACCGGCGGCCTCACGAATGCTGACAGCGGCAACCAGCTGCTGGCCGGCGCCGAATGGATGGACACGACCACGGGCAACAACGGCCTCGCTCGCGTCCGCTTCAACGTCACCAAGTAAGGGGGGCACGACCATGTTCACCACGGACGCGCCTTCCCTGGCGCTGAACTTCCTGCGAACCGCGCAGAACTACATCGAGCCGGGCATCTACGCCCGCGCTTATCCCGATTTCCAGTACCGGGAGCTCGTGCCGGTCGACAACACCGCGCCGGAGTGGATCAAGCAGATCGACTTCTTCTCGATGGGCGACGACATGGGCGAGGCCCGCGAGTTCGCTGCCGAGGGCGACGACATCCCCTTCGTGGACGTCCAGCTCGACAAGGGCGACAGCCGGGTCACCATGGCCGCGATCGGCTATCGCTACAATCTCGAGGAACTGTCGCACGCTCAGCAGTACGGCATTCGCCTGACGGATGATCGCGCCGACGCAGCCCGTCGCGCCTACGAGCGATACGTCGACAACACTGCGTTCCTCGGCCGCGCCAAGCTCGGCAAGACCGGCCTCGTCAACACGGCGTCGGTGACGGCGCTGGTGGCGGCGAACGGTGCTGCCGGCACCGCGACCTGGGCGACCAAGACGGCTGACGAAATCCTGAAGGACTTCAACACCGTTCTCTCGGCCATCTTCATCGGCTCCAACGGCATCGAGCAGGCCGATACGGTCCTGATCCCGCAGGCTCAGTACGAGCTGATCGCCACCAAGCGCCTCGACCCCACGATGACGACGACGGTGCTGGAGCACATCCAGCGCGCCAACGTCTACACCGTGCGCACCGGCCGCCCGCTGACGATCCGCGCAGTCTGGGGCCTGGAGACGGCAGGCGCAGGCAACTCCGCTCGTCTGGTCGCCTATCGCCGTGATCCGGCGGTGGTGAAGATGCACGTGCCCATGCCGCTGCGCTGGCTGGAGGCCGAGCGTCGCCTGCTGAAGTACGAGGTGCCCGGCATCTTCCGTCTTGGCGGCGTCGAAGTCCGTCGCCCTGGCGCGATGCGCTATCTGGATGGGATCTGAGCCATGAGCACGGTCACCATCAAGAACACGGGCGTCGGCGCCATCGTCCTTCCGGTCCACGGTATCACCGTGCCCGGCAACGGTTCGGCCGAGGTCGATAGCCTCGCGTGGCAGGGCGCGACCGGTCACCCGGTCGTAGCCGCATACCTGAAGGCCAAGCGCCTTATTGTCGGCACCGATGATGAGCCTGAGGCGGTCGCCTACTCCATCAAGGACAAGGGCCAAGGCTGGTTCGTCGTCACAGCGGACGGCGCCGAGGTCACCAAGTCGCTTCGCAAGGAAGCGGTGCAGGGCTTCGACGCCAAGTCCGATGTCGAGAAGGCGGCATTCGTCACCGAGAACAAGGCGGACTGACCATGACCGCTATCAACGTCAAAAACGAGCATGGTGCCGATCTCACGGTTGCCGGCCTCACAATCGGCCCCGGCCGCACGGCTGCGGTTCCTAACTGGGAGCGCGTGAAGGCGGCCGAGCCGGTCAAGTCCTGGGTCTCGCTCGGCATGTTGCACGAGGTCGGCAAATCGCCGGATCCTGAAGCCGAGAAGGACGGCAAAGACGAGCAGCCGACCCCGAAGGTGGGCAAGAGCGAGGTCGCACGCTGATGGCTTTCACCGTCCCGACCTATTCGGACTTCATGACCCGATACCCGGTCTTCGCACCCATAAGCGAACCGCTCGTTCAGGCCGTGCTGGACGAAGCGGCCGGGACGGTGGGTGCGCCTGATCGAACCCGATGGCTGGAGGGTGACTATGCCCCGGCCATCATGCTTCTGACCGCTCACACGCTCATCGTTGACGGTGCCTTATCCGGCGGCGCGACATCGAGCGTTGGTCAGTATGCCGGCCCGATCACGAAGGAGCGCGTTGGTGAGGTCGAAGTGACCTACGGCGCGCAGGGTTCGGGCTCTGGCGGCGCGGCATCGGGGGACGGCCTCGCCTCCACCGTCTACGGCCAGCGCTACCTGGCGCTGATGCGCGCCAACTTCTCCGGTCCCATGGTGGCGTGATGTTCAAGGCTCGTCTCGAACGGCGCATCCAGTGGCTTGGCCATAAGGCACTAGCCGCGCTCTATCGAGGGCCGAGCAAGGTGAAAGTCGGGTTCCCAGCGGGCAAGGCCGGTGCGGACATCGTGCAGCGCGCCGTCTGGAACGAGTTCGGGACGCGGGGCGGCGCATCTGGCGGTGGATGGGGCGGGCCCGTACCGGAACGGCCGTTCATGCGCAATGCCATGCGGGAGAACCGAGATAAGTACCGGCGCGCGATGATCGCTGCTGCCCGATCGACGCTCATGGTCGGCTCTTCTGGCTTCGCTCTGCGGTCTGGCTCGCCACTCCGAAACAGTCTCGACCAGCTCGGCATCCTCGCCCAAGGGCACATCCAAGGCGAAATCACTTCCCTTGCGTCGCCACCTAACAGCCCGGTCACGATCGCGCTCAAGGGCTCCTCCAACCCGCTCATCGACACCGGCGAGATGCGGCAGCGTGTGACGTGGAAGGTGGACGATGCTTGATGTTTCCAAGGTCATCAACTCCGTCACCGGCGGGACGGTCTCTCTGATCCGCAAGAACGGAGCATGGGTGCGCGGGAAGTGGGTCGCCGGGCCCGAGGTCAAAAAAACCATCATCGCGTCTGTGCAGCCCCTAAAAGGCTCGGAGGTGCAGAACCTGCCCGAGGGCATCCGCAACGAGGCACAGGCGTCCATCTTCACTGCAGAGCGGATTGCGGTGAACGACGAAATCGAAGAGGGCGGACAGCGCTATGTCGTCCTGTCGATCGACGACTGGCAGCGCCGCGGCGCATACACGAAGGGCATCCTCGGGCTTCTGAGGCCGCCGACATGACCGAAGACGAGGTAGCTGACAAACTATGGGCCTGGCTCTCGGGTGTGATGGGCGTGCCGCTGATCTATGCCTATCAGGACACCAAGTCCCCGCCTGACCCATATGCGGTGATGAACCTGACCCTCTCGGGGCCGCTCCGGGAGCACCCGACGGACCAGGCGTACACCAAGACGGGCGCCTCGCCGAATGAGCAGCACCGGCAAGCGCCGGTTCGCCCCTGGATGTTCCGGTATTCTCTCAACGTCTACGGCAAAGCTGGACAGGGCGTTCTGCGAAAGGTCAAGACGGCCTCGCAGGTGCTGACGGCGTTGGAAGGTCTTGCGCCGCTCACGATCGCTGAGACGAGCTCGATCCGCGGCGTCACGGAAATCCTGAACGAGCGGTACCAGCCGCGCGCACAGATGGACATCGAAATCCACGCCGAGGTTCGCGACAGCTTGCCGATCGACGTCATCGAGACCGCGCCGTTCGAGTTCGGGCGCGCCTGACACAACCCCAAATCAACCGCCCGAACTAGGGCCATCCAGAGGAGCGCAGCCCCATGGCTGAACTGCCCTATTCGCGCGTCGTCAACGTCACCGTTGACCGCCGCGATGCCTTCCCGGCACGTCGAGGCTTCGGTGTGCCGCTCTTCCTGACGTCCACGGCGAAGACCGGCAAGCTCACTGCCGCTATCCGCACACGGGCCTATGGGTCGATCGACGAGGTGGCGGCCGATTGGACGTCTTCCGAGCCGTTCTATCAGGCAGCGCTGGCGGCGTTCTCGCAGCAGCCGCGGCCGATCCAGGTCAAGGCCGGCTGGTACGACGCAACCGGCATCGATGCGGCGAAGCTTTCCGCCCAGCTCGACCTGATCAAGGAATACGACAACGGCTGGTACTGGATCGATGTCGAGGCCACGCTTCGCGACACGGCCACGCTCGATGGGCTGGTCTCGTGGGCCGAGGCCAACAACAAGCTGAACGTCATCACCTCGAACGCGGCGGGCACCGAGAGCTCGACGGACACGGCCACGCTCGCAGCCCGCAACAAGGGCAAGTACGAGCGCACGGCGGTGTTCTACTCGGCAACCCCGGCGGAATATCCAGGCTTCGCCCTCGCAGCCAAATGCGGCACCTTCACCTTCGACGATGCCGACAGCGGCTACACGGCGAAGTTCAAGGACCTCGCCGGCATCACGCCGCTCGGGAAGGGCTCTGCGGTCGTTCAGGCTGTCACGGGCTTCGTGCCACAACTCGGTCAAAGCCTCGCCGCCGGCCACATGGCGAACGCCTACGTCAACATTGGCGGCCGGAACTTCACCGTCGAGGGATCGACGCTGACGCCGAACGTCTTCATCGACGAGATCCATGCCACAGACTGGATCGTCGCACGCACCGAAGAGGAATTGCTCGGGATCTTCCTGAACAATCCCAAGGTGCCCTTTGACGATGACGGGATGCAGACGCTCGCCTCTGCTGCCCGAACGGTGATGCGCCTGGCGACACGTGCTGGCCTCGTGGCCCGCGATCTCGATGCGAACGGCGACTATTCGCCTGCGGTCGTGATCGATGTGCCCTCGGTCTTCGACGTTCCCGAGGCGCAGCGCAAAGCCCGCATCGCCCCGGCGATCAAGGTGACGTTCCGCTACAGCGGCGCGGTCCACTACTCGACCATCAACTACGTCATGACGTTCTGAGGGAGCCGATAGATGGCCAAGTCCTCCGTTTACTCCTTCCTCCAGACCACCGTGACGGTCGACGGCCGAAAGGCCGACGGCTTCTGGGATGGAGACGATTCGATTAGCGTCACGGAAGGGGCCGACATCGGCACCGGCCTTGTGGGCGCCGACGGCTCGTCGATCTTCTCCCAGAGCGCCGACCGCTCAGCGACGATCGCCCTTCGCCTCCAGCACACCTCGCCCGTCCATGCTCTTCTGATGCGCAAGCTGGCTCGCCAGCGCGAGGGCGTCATCGAGGGCTTCCCGGTCACCATCATCGACCGCGGTTCGGGCGAGGGCGGCGCGACCGACCAGGCCTTCATCCAGCAGGCCCCGGAAGTGCAGAAGGGCACGGCGGCGACCGTGCGAGAATGGCAACTCTGGACCGGCGACTGGCGCGCCGAAATCCCGACGGCTTGAGGTGAGGCATGGCTGAGAAACGCTTCGGGTCGATCACCTACAAGACCGATGCCCTGCCGGCGCGCGAGGCACTCAAGCTCTGGTACCGGCTCATCAAGGCCCTCGGCCCGGCGGTCGAGCGGCTGCCGGAGATTTTCGCTGGTCTCTCCAGCGGGGATGAGGCGGCGAAGGCGAAGGCCAACGCTTCGGCGATCGCCGCCATCATGTCGATCCTCAACGGGATGGACGAAGACCGGATGATGGCGCTGCTGGACGACATCCTCGCTGCCGCAATGCTCAAGCGGCCGTCGGGCTCATGGGACAAGCTCGAGGTCGAAGACTTCGAGGCCAAGCTGTCGGACGTGTTCCCGGTTGCCGCCTGGATCGTGCGGGAGCAGTTCGGGGATTTTTTCTCCGGGCTCCTCAAGGCACGCGACCGAGGGGCGACGGCCCCGGCCTGAGCGAAGCCGAGGTCAAGCGCATCGCCCCGAACCTAGATATGTGGCTGTTCCGCCCGATCCTGGCGGAGCCGCCCATGTTCAGCATCGCCGATCTCGATGATCGGGTGAAGCTGCGGCATGTGCTCGACGCTCACGAGGTCTTAGACCTGAAAGCGGTGATGGCGGAAAAGGCTGATCGGGGGTGAGCCTGTCGTTCGGGGGCGCGTCAGCAGGCCGCTGCATGTCCACCCGGCGGAAACATCGGGGCAAACGAACTCGACGCGCGAACGGCTTTGAAGCTACGCTTCTCATCGGTCGCGATAGCCGAGATCGCTTCTTCGAATCGCTTCGACGTTGCCGGGTCTCGAAGCATGGCAACGATCAGGCCGGACGTCGTGGCTTCTTTGAAGGCGTCTGACAGATCCGGACGAGATTGCATCAGACGACGGGCATCGTCCTTTAGGGTTGTCAGATATTCCGGGGGGTTTTCAACCTTTGCCTCATCGTCACGTAGCACCATCTGCGCCAATTTTCTGGCAGCCGAGGGCGTGGAAATGACCTTCGAGAAAATCGCGATTGCCGTGCGCATAGATTCAGGCGTAGCCGGGTCATCTAGCACCACGTCAACGGCACGACGGTGCGCACTCATAGCGGTGAGCGCGATTGATAGATCACGTTTGCGCCTATCCTCCACCCGAATCCGGAACTTCAGATACGCGACAATGAGAGCCGCCGGAGCGATGACCAGCGACGCTTCGAACCAGAACTGCTCGAGGCCAACCATGGCAATCACCTCTTCACCCTAGGCAGGGACGTTACACCTTTCGGACTGCTGCGGGTATCCCGCTTTTTTGCTGCTGCCTCAACCTTCGCTAGCTGCTTCCGTTCCTCAGCAGCTAGCTGTCGATCAAGAGCTTGGTTCTCGTGGCGCCGTCCCAGAAAGACGTTGGCCATGTACAGGACGTATATAAGGCTGGGTCCGCCTACTGCGTAGCCGCCCGAAACGCCAAACTTAGCGAGCAGGACCATCGCTGCCAGACATGCTGTGATGAGAAGAGCTTCTGGCCGGCTTGCGAGCCCCTTGATGAGGTCGCGCATCGGTTGTTCATATGGCGACGGCATCAAACCTCTAAGTGCTGTAGGCGAAGGTGCGTCAATGGTGATAGCCGGTCACACGCGACAATAGCAATCGCGCCCTCGATCAGTCCCCGGTCTTGCGGCGCGTTGACTAACCCATTTGTCGAGTCCCGACCCCACCCCACTGGAAACGTTTCCAGTGAGCGGGATGTGTCAGTCGGAGGTGGGCGGGCGCCAACCGTTGCGCTCTAGGGCCTTGATGGTTGCGTCAACTATCTTGTTCACATGAGAGTGCGCGTAGCTGGTGCCATCCTTGGTTTCAAATGAGGCTTCAAGGCGCGCAATTATCTCTGCGTGCATGGTCTTTCCGACAGATGCTTCCTGCAGCTTCTCGTAGAGCGATCTGGGTAGACGAAGGCTCGTCCGAACAACTTCTGGCTCATCGGTCATTGGTGCCATTTTGACGCTTGACGTCGATATGACGTCTGTTATGTATGTTGACGTCGATATGACGCCAACAGAGGATTACATGGACGGAGACGATAGGTCGAGTCTGAAGCTGCGGCTACCAGTCCACATCAAACGGTGGCTCGAAAGAGAAGCGGCAGCAAACGGGTGCTCTCAGAACGCTGAGGTGATCCGTTCCATCCGAATGAGGATGCAAAATTCAGAAACAGAAACGGCCGGTGAGACCGCCAAGTCCGCACCGACCGCTTGAGACTGTCGAACCCCGCGCCAACGGGGCCGATCATCCATCAGGTTTTGAAGGAACCACGATGAACACGAACGAATATACGCCGGTCGCCCGGCTTTTCCAAGACGCTCGCCTTCGCGCAGCGTTCTCACGCATCGAACGCGACGCCAGCGGCGCTCTCGTCCTCCCCAAGCGCCCGGAGCCGGTTCTGATCGGCGGTGCGGCGGCTGAGTTGGAGGCCGCGTGATGAACCGTCGTCAGGCACTTGGCGGAATGGCCGTCGCGGTTCTCACATCAACTCAGGTCGCCGCCCAGGCGACGTCGATCAACGATCAGATCGCGGATCACATCATCGAGCTTCATCGACTGCTCGCTGCCCGGGAAGGGGTGCCACTTCGTTTGACCATTGGTGCTGACCATCCGTGCGTCATCGAGGCGATGGAAGGGAAATCCTTTCGACCGTTCGCCGGTGTACCTGCCGACCTCTGGCGGATCGGAGCTTGAACCATGGACGGAGTGACCGAGATGCCGGCCACGATGTCCAGCCGTGAGATTGCCGACCTGACTGGTAAGCGGCACGATCACGTCATTCGAGACATCCGCAACATGCTGGATAAGCTTGGTGAAGAGGGGGGCTCCCCCGATCGGGGGAAGCCCTCTGATCTGCATGAATACCACCGACATGACCGAACCCAGTACAAGTTTTTGACACCTGGGACCATCGATGCGTTCATGGGGTTCATGGAGGGAAAGTCGAAAGCCTACCCATTCGAAGGTGAGTATGTCGATCCACAGAACGGACAAACATATCCGTGCTTCAATTTACCTAGGCGCGAATGTCTTATTCTCGTATCTGGGTATAATATCATACTAAGAGCGAAGATCATCGATCGCTGGGAGGAATTGGAGCGGGAAGTGGCTGAGCACCCGTCAGCCGTGCCGCGTAGCCTTTCCGAGGCTCTCCGAATGGCTGCCGATCTGGCGGAAGAGAATGAGAGCCTTCGGGCAGAGGTTCACAAGCTTGAGCAGGCCGTCCCTAACCTGGACGACCCTCGACACCTGCAACGTCTCTTGCTCCAGCACCTCAATCGAGCTCATCAACTGCCGCTCCTGCCGAATGGCGTTCAACCCAACAAGTCGGCCCACGACATCGTTCTGCGCATCATTCGTCGCGAGGGCGAACTGACACGAAGCCAGTTGACCCGGAAGCTCCATGGTGCGCTACGACCGGAGGAAACCGATCGTGCGATCCAAATACTCGCCGACATTGGCCAGATCGAAGTCACAGAAGAGCGTCCGCGGAGCGGAGGAGCGGTTCTCAGGCGTTATCGCTGGAAGCGTCGCGCTCAGGAGCAAATGAGACTACGAGGCACATGATGCAGGGCCGCTGGGGAGACTCAGCGGCCTTTTCGTCAGGGCTTTAGGCTACAGCGGGCGTAGCCAATGCCTCGCATGTTGTCCTTCGTAACGCTCGCCGCGTCCCAGACCCGCACGACGACGTTGCGTCGCTGAGGTGTGCCCTCAACGAAGCTAAGAGCGCCACAGGCTGAGGTGGCCAAGCCATCCCGGTTTTGACCGTTGTCCATGACGAAAAGCCACAGAGAGCCAGGCTGACCCCACTGGATGTCGACCACTTGAGGAATGCTCGTGCGCAACTGCTTGAGCGCCGAGTCCTCCCATTCTCCAGCGGTTGCCGAAGTGATGGTCATCACTGCTGCGCTGGCTGCCATCATCAGCGTCTTCACGTCTCCAAACATTTGGTACTCCTATGATCGTTGACGAGCTCATCGCCATCCTCGGCTTCGACCTCAAAGGCGAAGGGGACCTTAATAAGTTCAAGGATGGTCTGGAAACCGCTGAGAAGAAGGCTTCAGCCTTTGTCGCAGTCATCACAAAGCTCGGCCTCGCAGCCGCTGCCGGCTTCGCAGCTATCGGCGGCACCGCAGCCGCAGTCAGCTTCGGCAAGGGCTTCGTTCGAGACATCACGAACACCGGCCGCGAATTCGAGAACTTTGGCGTTCGGCTGAAGGCCCTCGAAGGGTCGTCCGAAGGCGCCGAGAAGGCGATGGCGTGGATTCGCCAGTTCGCGATCGAGACGCCGCTGGAGCTTTCTCAGGTCGTTGACGCCTTCGCCAATATGCGCGCGTTCGGCATGGACCCCATGAACGGGTCGCTACGCGCGATCGTGGACGCGATGGCGGCCACCGGCGGCGGCGCTGAAAAGCTCGATGGCATCGTGCTCGCGCTCGGGCAGGCTTGGACGAAGGGCAAGCTGCAGGGCGAGGAAGCCATGCAGTTGCTGGAGCGGGGTGTTCCAGTCTGGGAACTGCTTGGGCAGGCAACCGGCAAGAACGCGGCCCAGCTTCAGGAGCTGGCATCCAAAGGCAAGCTTGGCCGAAAGGAAATCCAGCTCCTCATCGACGCGCTGGGCAAGAAGTACCTCGGCGCTTCCGAGGACGCTGCCAAGACCTTCGACGGTATCCTGTCCAACCTCACTGACAACTGGACGAACTGGCTGCTCGCCATCTCCGAGGCGGGTTACTATGACGACCTGAAGCGCCGGATGCAGGGGCTTCTGGGCTGGGTGAACGGTTTGTGGGAAGGCGGCTTCGCGGATCGCTCGGCAAAGCGGATCTCCGACTTTCTCGTGTCGGCCATGACCAACGCCTCGCATCTAGCGATGCAAGCCTATCGTATCGGCGCGGGTTTCGCGTCGGCTGCGATAGGCGTGAACCGCTTGATCAGCAGCGTCACCGGGCTTGACCAGACCATGACGGCGGCCGGGATCGGCGCAGCCGCGATTGCGTCTTCTGCCTGGGGTCGCGGCGCTCTGATGGCCGTTGCGCGGCGCATCCCGACCGTGGCTGCTCTTCTCGCCCTCGACGACATCGTTTCGGGTCTGAACGGCGATGACAGCCTGATCGGATCGACGGAGGAAGGCCGAGCGGCTCTCGATCGGCTCAAGAAGAGTCTGACGGACCTCGACGCCGCTGCGACGGCCTTTGCCGCCAATCTCGGCAGCGTGCGGGCGTCCATCGTCCAGAACTTGGGGATGCCGGCGGAAGCGTTCTCGACATGAGACGATGCGAAGGCCCGATGGGAGGCGTTCAAGTCCGATTTCTCGAAGCCGGTGAAGATCGGCGGCCTTGATGTCGATTTTGCCAGCGGCGCCTTCGCGCAGGTCGAGACCTGGGCGCAGAACGCCGCTACGAACTTCCGCCTCCTCTTCACCAGCCCGACGGAACTCGCCGTTAAGCTGATGACCGAGGCCGTCGACCGGGTGGCCGGCGCCTTCGAGCGAGTTGGTCAGGTTTTCAGCGCTCTCTCGGCCCCGATCGAGACGGCCAAGTCCATCATCCAGCAGCTGATGGATGCGGTTGGTTCGCTGAAGAGCATTGTCGACCAGGTGTTGGGCGGCGAGAACCCGACCGTCACTGAGGACGCCAGACCTTCTCCGACGGGTGAAGCTTTGACGCCGGCGCCCGATGGCGGCTTGATCGTGCATCAGAGAGCCGAGATCGTCCCGGCGAAGGGAGAGGTGCCGGCGCAGGAGCGACAACCGCAGATCCGTCCTGAAACTCCGCAGGACGCTCCGGCAAGTGCACCTCAAACGCCGACGCCAACTGCGAGCCAGACCGTTGTCGAACCAGGGCAATCGGTCACCCGCCCGGCCGCGCCTGTCGCACAGCCTCGCCCCGCGGAGCCGCAACCAGCCAGCACGCCCATGGCGGATCTCGTTCGCGCCGGGCTGCAGCAGGTCGAGGGCCTGAGCGTCGAGTTCAACCTCTCGGAAGAGCAAATCCGCGAGAAGGTGAACGGCCTCATGTCGTTCATCAACAGCGCCACAGCCACGGCCAAGGCGATGCTCGACATCACGCAGGTCATTGCGCCGGCCAACCAGGCGCGGGCCGCGATGAGCGATCTGGAACGGACCTACACCGCTCGGATCGACGCAGACACGTCGCCGCTCATGGCCAAGCTTGCCCAGGCCAAGACGGCCATCAACGACTTCCGCAGCTCGGTTGGTGGCGGAATGGCAGCCGGCGGAATGCCGCCCGCCCGCATCGCAGCAGGGAATGCAGGACGATGAGCGTTATTGCGATCAGCCGAGCGATCGGACCAGTGCCTTTGGCGGTGGTCTTGGTCGAGCAACACGAAAGCGAGCTCGAGATCACCGAGAACGCGGTCGAGTTCGGGGCCAAGGTGACGGATCACGCCTACAGCCAGCCCAAACGGCTGACGCTGGAGGTGGCCGACAGTTCGGCGACGGCGACATGGCAGGCCCTTAAGCGCCTGCAGGAAAGCCGAGTGCCGTTCAATCTGGTCACAGGTCTCGACCTGTACCGGGATATGCTGATCCGGCGCCTGTCCGCCGATCGCGACTTGAAGACGTCCCAGATCCTCCGGGCGAAGGTCGAACTTCAGGAAGTGATCATCGTGGATACCGCTCAAGCGGCTGCGACCGGCGAGGGCGGCGGCAAGTCTGCTGCGGGCGGCAAAGCCAACCCTGGCGGCAAGGACAGCCGGCGAGCGGCGACGCCTGCTGCCGGGCGATCCAGTGCTGACAACGCGAACCGGGCCGCTGGCGCGGTGAAGCGCGGTGACAACGCGACCAAGACCGTAGCCCCAGAGCGGGGTCGCTCCATCCTCTCTCAGGTGTTCGGCTGATGCAGCAGATCCTCATCACCGACGCGCCAGATCAGCGCCTTTCGGTCGTGATGAACGGCCAGCGCTGCACGCTGCGAATGCGCTTCAACACCCTCGCCGATCGCTGGTTTCTGGACTTGGCGATCGATGACGCGCCGATCATCACCGGTCGGAAGATGGTGCTGAACATCGACTTGCTCGAACCCTTCGACCTTGGCCTCGGGAGCCTGTTCCTTGCGGCCGAGGTCGAGGGTGCGCAACCCGGCCGGTTTGAGCTGCCTGACGGGAGCGTGAGGCTCTACCACGCCACACCGGACGAGATCGCGGCGGCCTGATCCATGCAGCAATATCTGAGGAAAGTTCGCGTCACCCTGTCGGGCGGCGGGGGCGGGCTCGTGGTCAATCCGGGCGATGCTACGGATCGGCAGATGTTCGTCGGCTTCACGGTGGACAAGGACATCTCTGGCAACGCCAACACCGCCCGCATTCAGATCTACAACCTGTCCGAAGGCCATCGCGCGGCGGTCGGCAAGGAGCTCGATAACGTGATGCTGGAGGCAGGGTACATCCCACCGACCGGTGCCTCGAACATCGGGATCATCTTCAAAGGGCAGATGCGGGACGTCCAGCATTACCGCGAGGGCGCCGACATCATCACCGAAATCTCCTGCGGCGACGCTGACAAGGCTCTGCGCAAGGCGGTCATCTCGAAGACCTTCCCACGAGGCACCAGCGTCCAGACCGTCCTCGAAGAGCTTCATAAGCAATTCGAGAAGGAGGGGATCGACAAAGGCGAGTGGAAGGGCGTCGACAGCCTGCCGCCGTATCAGCGGCCGGTCTCGATGTGCGGCTCGTGTTCAAGGGAGATGGACCGGATCGGCCGCTCGCATGGGCTCTACTGGTCGATGCAGAACGAAGCCTTGGAGATCATCCCTGCCGACGGCGCGCTCCAGGCCAGCGTCCACCTCTCGTCCTCCACTGGACTGATCGGGACGCCGACCATCACCGACAACGGCGTGAAGTTCGACGCGCTTCTGAACCCGGAGATCCGGCCAAACCGCATGGTCTCGATCGAAAGCCAGACGCTCGAGATGAATGCAGAAGGCGGAAGCTATCGCGTCTCCACGGCCACCTACACCGGCGACAACGCTCGTGGCGACTTCAAGGTGAGCGCCACGGGCGAGAGCCTGACCGGTGGCAAGGTCGATCAAGGGCTTCCGGCTCTGACGAACATACCCATCCCGACACCCAGACCACAGTGAGGCTCCATGACCGGCTACATCGGAAAGACGACGAACCGGTTCGAGGACACCACGGGGGCAGCGGCGCAGTCGGAGCGCGAGGACATCTTCGGCGAAATGCCGGGGCGCGTCGTCTCCTTTGATCCGAAGACGCAGATGGCGACGATCCAGCCGCTCGCGCGCAAGCGCCTCAACGGTGTGCCGACGGACCTGCCCGAACTGCAGGAAGTGCCAGTGCGGTTCCACCGAGCTGGCGGCTTCATCATGACGACGCCGGTCAAGACGGGCGATCTCGTCTCCCTGAGGCCGATGAGCGGCAACATGGACAACTACCACCGAGAGGGCGGCGCATTCGATGCGGCGGATACTCGATCCTTCTCGCTCTCGGACATGGAAGCGTTCCCGGTGGGCGGCGAGAGCCTTCGCGATCCCATCCCGAACTTTAACAACAAGAACATGGAGCTTCGCTCGTCCGACGGCAGCTTCGCGATGGAGATGAGCGAGGACGGCAAGTTCATGCAGCGAGGCGCGCAGGGGAACGTCTACACGATCGTTGCCGCGGCGCTCCGCAATCTCGCCAACGCCCAGACGATCGTCAGCAAGGGCTCGAGCACCGGTCTCTACGATCACGACCAGAAGGCCGCCGTTCTCGCGCTGGCGGACAAGCTCGACGGAATGGCGCTATGACCGTTGCGCGCGTCACTCTCGCGCTGGCGCCGGCCAACGGAGACGCCCCACACGATCTCTATCTCGATGCGACCGGCAACCTCGCTCTGGCCATGGATGCCAAAGCCGTCGGCCAGCACGCCCGACAACGGATCATGGCCTTCGAAGGGGAATGGTTCCTCGACACGACGGCAGGTCTGCCATGGTTCGACACGATCTTCGGGCGCCGCGAGAACTTGGCGCTCGCCGAAGCCCTCATCAAGAACGAAATCCTCGACACCGACGGCGTGACCGGCATCACCGGGCTATCGGCGCGCTTTGATCCGCACACGCGCTCGATCGCGGTTTCGTCCGCCACCGTCATCACCGAATACGACCAAGAGGCCAGCCTATGAGCGAGACCTATGGCGTCCTGCCGTCCGGCTTCGTGCGGAAAAGCCAAGCCACCATTCTAGACGAGATCGAGCAGCGCAACGTGTCGACTTTCGGCGCCGGCGTCATCCAGACATCGGTTTCGCCGCTCGGCCAGATCAACGGCGTGTTCACCGACGCGGCCGTGGACTTCTGGGAGACCGCGGAGGACGTCTACGCATCGTTCGACCCTGATCAGGCCGATGGCATTCGCCTGGACATCCTCGGCAAGGTGAGGGGCGTTGCACGTCCGTCCGGCGAGGTCGACACCGACTTTCGGCGCCGGGTCACCAACGCAGGACAGGCCGACATCTCTTACACGGCCAACCTGAACCGGCTTCGCGATCTGCCGGGCGTGACCTTCGCGTCGGTGCGGGTCAATTCCGGGCAGGCGGCCGACGCGCTCGGCCTTCCAGCGCACAATGTCGCCTATGCCGTGACCGGCGGTGACGACCAGGATGTGGCACTCGCAGTCTACCAGAACTCCGTCGGTGGCATTGGCCTCTTCGGCAACGTGACCATTCCCGTGACGGCTGACGGCTTTTGCCAACAGGTGAACCTCATCCGCCCGGTCGAAGTGCCGATCCGTGTTGAACTCGACGTGCGGCACATCCCCGACGCCTGCAACTGCGCGCCGCCGACGGTTGGCGTCATCGCGCAAGCCATCATCGATGCCTTCGCCGGTGAGTGCGGCTACCGCAACGGCGACACGGTCCTTGAGAAGCGCGTGGCGTCCGAGGCGGCACAGATCGGCAACCTAGAGATCGTCGAAACGCGGATTGCCCGGAACGCCGATCTCATCGTGGCTGAGGAGATTGAAACGACCCTGTTCGAGCGCCCAGTCATCATCAGCCCCTATGTCTCGGTTCGGTACGTGTGATGGCCTGCATCGATCCTCAAACGCTCATCCAGTCCAAGATCGACCGACGTCTGACGCAGTATCGCGAAAGCCCAAGGCTCGAAGGGGTAATGCGCGCCTATCTGAAGGAAGCGGCCGAGGCGCAAAACCTGGCCTGTCGGATGATCGAGTTCTTCGATCTCGACAAAGCGGTGGGGGACCAGCTCACCATCCTAGGCGGCCTCATCGGCTGGCCACGATGTCACTGTGCCGGCCAGCTTCGTCCCATCTTCGGGTTCGAGTGCATCGACGAATGCGGGCCGCCGACGGTCCCGGTCGCAGGCTTCTGCGAAGCGGAATGGGACTGCGGCGGCCCTGAGTATGTGGAGTTCTGCTTCACCGACGACGAACTCTATCGCGGCTTTCTCAAAGCCCGTGTGATCGCCAACCGTGGGGACTATAGCCGCCACGGCCTCACGCTGGCTGCCAGGGCGGTCTTCGGGCCGGACGCGGTGATCTACATCGAAGGCCAAGGCCGCGTGTCAGTGGCCACTGGAAGGCTTCTGACGAGCATCGAAATCTCGATCGCTCACCTCTACCGCCAAGCCCTGCCAATCGCCCCAGGTGTTCGCCTCGACATTTGGCATGGGAACGGCCCCGCCTTCGGCTTCGGCGATGGCTGGGGCGGTTTCTGCAACGGCGCTTTCCCCGTCCAAATCACCATCAACTAAGAGGGCCATCATGGCTGCATTCGATAACGTGTGGGCGTCGGATGATGACGCTCTCATCACGACGCCGACGGCTGCGCAAGTCCGAGAAGGCTTCAGCTGCGGCCGGGCAGATCCGGGGCTGTTTAACTGGCTCTTCCAGCAGGTTCAATCCGCCATCAATGGCCTCGACCTTTCGGGCGTTGCATCCCGCTTTCGCCGGATCTCGACAACTGAGGGCATCTCCGGCGGCGGCACGCTGGAAGAGGACCGGACGCTGCGTCTGAACTTCCTGGGGCTCGAGGCGAAAGAGACGGCTTCCGGCGCGGACGTCATCGCGGTCTTCGACCCGGTAGCAAACGCACACCGGCGACAGACTCGAGCGCAGTTCGTCGCCGGCCTCGGCGGATCGGGCGGCAGCCTCATCACGACTGGGGCAAACATCGGCGACGGCACCGGGCAGGTATTCTCGGCCGTGGCCACCGACACCATGCAGTTTCGAACACTGAAGAACGGCGGCGGGCTGGCCATTACCACCACAGGCAATGTCGTGAACGTCGCTCTCGCAGATCGCGGCGCCGATCTCACCTTTGCATAAGGGATTCCGACATGGCTGCTTTTTCACCATCAACCCACAAGCTCGTCACCTCTCCAACGCAAAATCCCAAGGATGATCTACGGGCGGACGCCCGAGATGTCCTGACCCGTCTGCTCCTCGACATGGGGCTATTCCGCGTCATGGCGGGCAATACGCCACCGACCAACAAGGATGATCTCTGGTGGCACATCGACGTCCGCCAGGTGAAGCGATGGGACGCCGTGCAAGGCAACTGGTTTGCGGCTACGCCGAACCAGATCGCAATGCATCTGCAACGACGAGCTGTTTTGGGAGCCGTCACGGACATCAGCCTTGAGGCCGGAGACCTATTTACTTTCTGGGACGTCTCTCTCGGCGACGTAAAGATCATCAGTCGTGAGAACCTGATGGCTGCACTCGGCGCTCTGCGGGCGATCAGCACATCTGAGGGAATCCAGGGGGGCGGCACGCTGGCCTCGGATCGGGAGCTCAAACTCAATATCAGTGGGCTGATTGCAAAGCCGACTCCTTCACCAGTCGACTCGCTTGCATTGTTCAGCGCCTCCGAAGGCCTTCATCGAAAAGCTACGATCGCAGCAATTGCGTCTGCCATATCAGCTTCTCAAAGCGGCCAATCCTTCTTCATGTCAGGACATTGAAATGGCTCAGTCTGTCACACTCACGACGATCACCAATGGTCAGCGTTCGCTCCGAATTGGTGGGGCGATCGTTTCATCGGACTGGGGTGCTGGAGCGGCGATTTACACCGTCCCCGCCGGCAAGCGGCTGATCTTGAAGACCCGCTCGACCCTTGTGCCTGCTGACCAAGCAAACACGTTCGAATTCACTGGAGCCAATCTCACTGAAGTTGAAATGAGCTATGTCCTATCTGGTGGTATCATCCTGAAATCGAATGGAAATCAAGGTGTAAGAAATTACGCCACTGGCTTTCTGGAGGATGACATCTAATGAGCATCACTCTAGTCAATTATCTCGTAAGCACAAACGAGGATTGGCGGGACGCGATCGCGCTGGTTCAGGGTGAAGCTGAAGACCCGGTGGACATCACCGACGACGAGTTTGTCGCGCAGCTGCGCCTACCCGTTGAAGCGCTCCACGTTCTCCTTGAAGCCAGTACCACGAACGGTTTCCTGCAAATCGTGCCTCCTGGCACAACTGGCCTTCTAGCTTGGAACGTACCTGCATCCATCATGCGCACGCTTCCGCCGGGGATCTACCCCTACGACATGGTCTGGACGCGAGAGGGCAATGCCATTGATCGCTTTGCGGCTGGCATAGTCACAATCGAACGAGGCGTAACGCGATGACGATCACCAGCGTAGTCCCGAATGTTCAGGTGAAACCGATCGGCCCGCGCGGCGCGGGCGCGACCGTTTCCATCGGTGATGTAGAGACGTTGCCGCCGGGTGCAGAGCCGACGGTGAACAATGTCGGGACATTGACGGATGCGATTCTCGAGTTCGGCATTCCGCAGGGCGCCCCTGGCGTGCCTGGCGTTGATCCAGCCAACTACTACAACAAAGGCGCGACAAACGATCTGTTGGCGCAGAAGGCGCCTGCCGTTCACACACACACCGCAGACCAGATCTCCAACGCCACGGAGGTCGGCACGGCGCTTTTAATTGCCGCATCAGCTGCAGCAGCTCGAGCAGCGCTTGGGCTTGGTAGCGCTGCGACTAAGGCTGCTGGCACTGGTGCTGGGAACGTCTTGCTGTTGGCAGAAGCCGCCAAGTTGCCGGCTCTCGACGGATCGCTGCTGACAAACCTTGCTGCCGGCTCTGCGCCCATTGTGACTTCTGCTCGATCCTCCGACACGCCGCTGGTCCAAGCTGATCAGGGGAAGATGATCGAGCTCACCGGCACTTTCACACAAACGTTCGCAGCGGCGTCGGTGCTTGGCTCGGGATGGTTCGTATATGTCCGGAATGCAGGCAGCGGCGTCATTACCCTAGATCCAAATGGTGGTGAGACCGTCGATGGCAGAACGACGATCCGCGTATATCCGGGAGAATCCCTTCTCATTCAGTCTGACGGTGCGGCGTTCCGCTCTGTAGGCCGCGCGAAAAGCTTTCCCATCGCGCGGACAACAATCTCGACTAGCGTCGCGCAGGTGGATTTGGAGAGTTTCGCCGGAGATGATGAGATCGCAGAGATCTGGTTGTCTCTCTATGGCCTTGATCAGACGCCGACATTGAGGGTCAAGAAAAATGGCAGCTATCAGACATCTGGCTACAACCAGATGTTTGTAGCATATCAGACAGGCAGCGTTGGGGCGAACCAGAGCAGCAATAATAGCAGCGTCAGTTTGTACGATACTTCATCGATAAATGTGACATCTCCATCTGTAACATCTGAAGATGCTGGGCGGATCACCGCATTTACGACAACAAAAAACCTTGCAGTCTGCGGCACTGTTGCGGCGCAGCAATCAAATCTTTCGCCAATTACCGGCATTCGATTCAGCTTCAGCACATCTGCGACGAAGGGTACAATCATCGCTATGGGGAGGCGTGCGTGAAAGCTTACAGAGATGGCATTCTTGTAAATCTCACGAAAGATGAGGAGGCCGCCGTCATCGAGGAAAGGGGAATCATCCTGATCCCCTCGGACACCGACATCAACGCCGAGCGCGACCGCCGCCTCGACCTCGGCGTCACCTTCGCCGGCCACCTCTTCCAGACCGACGACGAAGCCCGCGCTCGCATCAACACCTCCCGCATCTCGGCCATGGCTGCGATCATGGGCGGAGCGCAACCGGGCGATCTTCGCTGGCCGGGCGTCGACAAGGACTTCTTCTGGATCGCGGCCGACGACGTTCGCGTGCCGATGGACGCCCAGACCATGGTTGCCTTCGGCAATGCCGTGGCTGCGCGGGAGGGGCTTCTCATCGTCGCCGGCAACGACCTCAAGCAGCGCATTGCCGCCGGGGAGGCCATCAGCAACATCGGAGACGACAAGCTATGGCCGGCGTAGACCTTCGCGACGTCACCTTGCCAATCGGGCTCCTGCGCCATGCCCTGTTCGATGATCTTGGTCCGGCCTGGCTCCGGCTCGACGGCAAGACCGAATACCAGCGCGCCAGCTATCCCGAGTTCGTCGCAAAGGCGAGCGGGATGGGCTGGTTCCTGGCGGGCTCGACGGCCTCGACCTTCAAGCTGGTCAAGGTGCCCGTCGGGACGGCGACGGTCGCCAGCGGGTTCGACGGGGTGGCGGGCTCACTCATCGGGTCGGATAGCGTGACGCTCACCCTCGCCATGCTGCCCGAGCACGACCACGGCTATGTCGATGACACCGTGGAGATGAAGGCGGGCACAGCCGGGCTCCTGGGTGGCATCCTGCCGCTTCTCACGGGCAGCACAGCCAAGGCGCAATCCAAGACCACAGCCAAGGCGGGCGGTGGCAAGCCCGTTCCGATCAAGCCGCCCGGCTTCGTCGCTCATCTCTTCGTGTTCGCTGGTCGGCCGCGCGTCTGATCAGAGCGCCAACCTCCCACATCCATCTCGCCCGGCCACCGCGCCGGGCTTTTCTTTGCCCGGAGACCACCATGGCCGACTTCAACGGCTTTCGCGGCGCCGCCAAGCCGCTTGATGACATCGACCTTCCTCGCCTCGGATATCGCATCGGCGTCGGCGAGGACGAGATCCACGCCGTGATCGACGTGGAGACCGCAGGAGGGGCGTGGGACGCGAAGGGGCGGCCAAAGCTCCTCTTCGAACCTCATAGGTTTTGGCGCAACCTTGGCCCCGGCGCCAAGCGCGACCGCGCGGTCAAGGCCGGGCTCGCCTATCCCTCATGGGGTGAGCAGCCGTACCCGAAGGACAGCTATCCGCGCCTGATCGAAGCCATGGCGATCGATGAGACGGCGGCGCTCAAGTCCGCGTCCTGGGGGCTCGGCCAGATCCTCGGCGAGAACCATGCCATGGTCGGCTACGACACGGTGCAGGAGATGGTTCTCGCCTCGCTGGACGACGCCGACAAGCACCTCGAGATGATGGTCGCGTTCATCTTGTCGGCCAAGCTCGACGGCAAGCTGCGCGCCCACGATTGGGCCGGGTTCGCCCGCGGCTACAACGGGCCGCAGTATGCCAAGAACGGCTACCACACGAAGCTCGAGGCCGCGTTCAAGCGCTGGTCGAAGATCAGGGACACGCCCTGGTCGCCGGCTGACGAGGTGATTCGGGTGCCTGTGCCGACGCCTCGGCCGGATGATACGCCGGCCACGATCGGCGACAATGGCGGGCCGCCGATAGAGCCGACACTGCCGACAGCGCCCGCGCGAGCTCCGACCGGCGGCCCCCGCGCCAAGGCGAACGGGGCAGGCCTCGGCGTCCTCATCGTCAGCCCGGCGCTCGCGCTGATGGTCCGGTTCGGATGGATCCCTGCTGATGTGGCGAGCGACCCCGAGACGGTGGTGCAGATTACGGCTCTCGTTCTGGCGGGCGCGGCCTATGCCGGCGCTTGGCTCGCCCCGCGCAACGCCGCGACCTAATCCACATCCGCATATCGAAAGGGCAGGCCGGTGAATGGCATCTCTCTTGGCGAATTCGCAGCCGTGATGACGGCCCTTGGCGGCGTGCTGGGGGCTGTCTTCGTCTACACCAAGTCCAACACGGAGGCGCAGGCCAAGACCTATGAGGCCCGCGTTGCAGACCTCCAAGCGTCGCTGAAGCGCATCGAGGACGACGGCGACGAGCGGATGGCCGAGATCCGCCGCGACTTCGAGCGCCAGCTGACGGACGTGAAGGCCGCCATGATGAACCAAGCCCGCACCATCGAGCGGCAGGAGATCATGCTGGCCGACTACTCCCGACACGTCGGCAAGCTCGAGCGCATCATGGCCGGCGCCCAACTCGCAATTCCGGAGTTCGAAACCTCACCCTTCCGCGGAGGAGCATGACATGACGAGGCGAGACCTGATGCTCATCATTGGCGCCATGGCGTGCTTTAGCGCCGCGATCGCCGCGCTGATCATGCTCAACGCGCAGAGCGCGCAGCGTTCGGAGATCAACATCGAGATATTGTGCCGCAAGCTGGTGCAGGTGACGAGCCAGCCCTGCGAACTGGTACAGCCGAGCGATACGGAAACGAAGCTCTTCGCCTTCATCCGCCGGCGCTAACTGGAAACGTTACCAGTCAGCCATCCCTAAGCTATCATCTCAGGCTTAAATTGACGCTTCGAACGCTGGTGAATTGCGCAACAAGCGAGGCTCGCCAGACGAGCCTGAGACATATCCGCACTTGGCCTTATAGTAAGGAATCCTCAATACCTGACGATCAGATTTAAACCGCAGGTTATAGGGGACTGTCGACCATGCCTGGTCTCAACAAGCGAACTGCGGATCTCGTCCAAGCTGATCAGCGAGCAGTTGAGCGTGTTGCTGCGATGAGCACGCAAGTTTGCGAGATCACCGAAATAGCGGCGAAGGCGATAGCGCTGGAACTGTCATATATCGCACACCCTCCGGCTGAACTGGGCGAAATGTACGAGCAGATCGCCAACGTATACCTCAATCTCGCCGATCAAATCAGACTGAAGCGAGTCGGCAGTTAG